TCCAACCTCAAGCTGATGGTAGGTGCATGGACGGAGCAGTTCCTTTCCGTACTTGGAAAGAACGACGATGCAGGCGGAGGCGGTGTTGTGGATGAGGAGCAGGTGTGGGGCTACCTTGCTTCCAGCGATGCAAGCAAGAAAATCCACTCATCGCATATTGACTACGAGGTAAGCGGTAACGGAAACGCACTTACCGGCATCAGCGTTAGCAACGGTGGCAAGCTGAGTTTCTCAAAGGAATACTTCGTCAAGACTGTCAATAGAAATAATCCAGACGGTGCTAATGTAGTCACTGATGTAAGCTATAACAATGCTGGAACATTGACGGTCACAAGAAGTAAGGTGGCGTTCTTGGACTATGTGACCAAGGCTGAGGACGAGACTATTTCTGGTAAGAAAACATTCTCCGCTCAGCAAGCATTTACTGTTGCGCAAGGTAAATCACCATTCACAGTTACTTCCAATACTCTTGTAGCCAACCTCAACGCTGATATGCTTGACGGTGTTCATAAAGATGGATTGCTTACGGCACTTTCTTCCTCTTCGTCTAAGCTAATAAGCATAACTGTTGGTGGAACTACCAAGGAACTCACGACATTATACGCTTCACACTTAGGAGGACAGGCGGCAAGCTATTACGCCAAGGCATCCTCATTAGAAGAAGCTACCAACAACATTGACACACTTAAAGGTTATTTCACGGGTAGCGTAGCCAAAGCAGCGGCAAAGCTGAACACTACCACAACCTATTCCGCATGGGGGCAGACCTATTGGCAGAATGGCGTACCTAATAGCGTGTCTGGCAATATGTCAGGCGTTGAAAGGATTACCTTTAATAAAGCAACGGGTGACAGACAGCTATCCATATCTAAATCTGGATTGGTAAACTTTTATGCTCCATCGGCTGGTGGTTGGGCTTGGGGATTAGTGTCACACTCTAATGATTCAAGTGCTGAAATTGGGATGATAGGCTTCCTTGGTGAAGGAGATGCCGTAGATTATGCTTTTGTCGGTGGTACTTACAGCTCACCGCATTTAGTTGTGCTGGGAAATAAATACAGCGGAAAGGAGGGTTATGTTGGCATCGGAACGACATCACCTGTAATGACACTCCATGTCAACGGCACGTTGGGTGTCACAGAAGCTACAACATTGGTGGGCTTATTGACTGCCAATGGTGGCATAACCATACCTGCAGGTAAGACCTTGAAGATAGGCACAATCGTATTACAGGATGATAACGGTCTGCTGAAGGTTTGGGATGGTGCTGGTAATGTTGTTAAAGGTATCTATGCCACAGGCACTGTTTCCACCTTGGGAGCGAACGCCGACACGAGCGGCGGTGGAACTGGCTTTGACGAAGGCGATATGTGGGAATGGCTCGGTGGCTCAATGACGAACAAGAAGATTGACAACAGCCACCTGAACTTCGCAATCGGAGATTACCTTAAAAAGAGCATAACAAACAATACTCAGACTGCCGTTGCCAACCAAGAGGTTGTAGTGGGTATTGAATACAACGGCTCGACTGGAGGTCTTACCGTCAAGAAAAGCACGGTGACGCTCGCTAACTATCTGCCGTTGACCGGCGGTACGCTCACAGGCAACCTGAAATTCGCAGACACTAACGCATTGCCATCGGAGACAGTCGGTGACTATTTCCTCACTGTGTCTGCACCAATCAACGGAACAGTAAAGTATATCGCCAAAGGCAATGCCAAGACTGCACTCGGAATAAGTGCCGTATCAGGCAAATCGGTGGTCACTGTCATTAATGATTCAACCAACCTGCCAACCTCTAACGCCGTCAAGACTTTCGTTGAGGGCAAGGGTTATATCTCCTCACTCTCCTTCACGAAGGAGAACGACGGCATCTTGAAGGTGACAGCAGGAAGCGTCACCAATGTCATTGACATGACCCGTACCGTCAGGTGGAGGGACGTGACGGAGAAGCCTACGGACCTTGAGGAATACGGCATAGCCTCAGAGGTAGTGACTATCGCTGGCGCACAGACCATCACTGGGGTGAAGACATTCTCTAATGGTCTTACCGCTGCTGGTGTGAACGCCGGGTTTATTGAGATGAAACCTACGGGAAGAACAGGTGATGGCGGTTACATTGACTTCCACTATAATAATTCTGACGCCGACTACACTTCCCGTATCATTGAGGATTCGTCCGGTCATCTGCATATCTATGCGGATAGCGGTGTGTATATAAGTGGCTACATAACGTCCGGCAACGAGGTGACCGCCAATTCCGACGAACGCTTGAAGAACATCGCTGGCGACATCAGGCTATCCGTCAAGGACATCGCATCGGCACCGAGCGTTTACTATTATTGGAAAGACAAGAGGGATGAGAAGAAGCACATAGGCAGTATAGCCCAGTATTGGGAAAAGGTATTGCCAGAAGCCGTAAGCCATGACGGGCATGGCTATATGTCGCTGAACTACCAGTCAGCATCACTGGCGGCTGCCATAACGATAGCCAGAGAGACGCTGAGGATAGGCGATGATGTGTCACGGCTGAAACGCCGTGTGGACGAGCTGGAGGCTGAGGTGGGGAGACTGAGAGCGGCATGAACGGATTATTAACTTTTATTTTAAATGTTAAAGATATGGCTTTGATAAAATTATTTGAAAGAGGAGTGATGGTTGGGGATGTGCTTGCGATAGCAGGCGATACCAAGTACTGGCTAACCCCTGCGGAGATTGTGGCTAACGGACTCGACCTCACGACCGTTACCCCTGTAGGCGTGTGCTTCAACAGGAGCAGGGACGAGAACGGACACGAGATAGCTAAGGTTATCAACATAGTGTCTGGAGGCTCTATGGCGTACAAGACCACGTCAGACACTGACGGCGCCCAGTATATGAGTACTATATGTAAGAAAAAGAACGGGCACAACGCCGGCTACAGAAGTTTCCCGAATGTAGCGAGAGCTGTATATTACGGACGCTACGGTAGCGGCGGGACAAACAGTTTCCGTGTTCCGACCGCAAACGAACCTGTCGTGAATACGCAGGCGAACGTCTTCCCCGTGCAGTACGATTCTTTCTACAACAGCACCTACTGTAAGGGCATCAGGGAGTATTACACGGACTACGAGTCATATATAAGGCAGGAGTACACGCCGAAATACCCCCAGTCAACGGGAGTGTTCGCCTTGCCTGACGGGAAGACAATCACTTCCGCCCTGAACGATTCCGCCCATCCTGCATTCCAGTACTGCGCTTCGGTAAACTACGGAGTCGATGGATTGAGTGCTGGCGACTGGTGGCTGCCTGGCGTGAAAGAGGGTGTGGAGCTGCTGGATGACGCAACGCTGAGTATTGTCAGGGCATCTTTTTCATTACTGGAGACAAAAGAAGTAACCGTCAATCCGCCGACAAACTCCTCGGACCGCTGGTTTGCGCAGAGGTCCTCCGCCAGCGGCGCATGGTATTTCGTCGGGACGCGCGGTCACCTCAACAGCAGCAGCGTAGGCTACCAGAATCTGGTTCAGGCGGTCACGCTTTTGGGTGTTTAAATCTGCCAATGTGAATACATTGGCCTTCCGTCAGCCATCGCCGTGCGTGGATGACGGGCATGTGTAAACTAAAAAAAGAGATATATATGAATCAGAGAGGCAACAGCGCAAGAAGAGACAGGTCGAGCATACTGGCTGACGCAAAGGAGCTGCTTAAAAAGCTGCTACCTGCGATGCAAAGAATGCCGAAGATAGAGCGCATGGAGGGTGCTCCGCAGCTCATGAAGGCTGCCACCTGCGGCATTATAGAGTGCTTCACCACGGCCATCAATTGCGAGGAGGTCAGGAGCGAGTACATACACAGGATGTTCGGCCACTACGGCACGCTGCTCGCCGCCTTCGAGATTGTCATCTCCCAAGGGCTGCTCACTGACGGGCAGAAGCTCAACATGGCAGTCAGTATAGATAGGATTGGGGAAGGCGTGAAGAAGTGGCACAGGTCACTCCCTGCGTCAGGATTACAGGCAGGTCAGCGGGCTAAAGGCGGTAAAGTCGTTTACCCTCCGCAAGAGGCCTGTGGCAGTGACAAAGGGTAAAAGGGAGCGCGGGTATCATGCGTGTCACGGGTTGGCACATATACCATTACAGAAGATGACGCTCCGCCCCTCGAACCGCTGGTTTGCGCAGAGGTACTCCGCCAGCAACGCATGGAATTTCAACGGGACGAACGGTAACCTCAACAACAACAGCGTAGGCAACCAGAATCTGGTTCAGGCGGTCACGAATTTACCCGACGGATTTTTAAACGTAAGGAATATGAACAGAAAGAGTCTTTTCGCAATGTGCGTATATAACTATTTCAGGACAAGGAGGAACAAGCGGTACGGCAGAGACCAGATGGACTTTGAGGCAGACTGGGTGTCACGGCTGCTCAGGTTCTTCTACGCCATTGTGTACAGGACTCTCAGGATAGACCATAACTTCGCCTTCCTCACCTCCTATCCAGTGTGGCGTGAGATATTCGCCTCCGTTTTCGAGGGGCGCATGACAGACCACATGCTCTGCGACCCGCTCATACCGTACATGGAGGCCATGCTGTCGCCACGCACCTACAACAACCGCACTGGCAAAGGAACGATGGCAGCCGTCAACCAGGTCATAGAGGACATATACAAGGTGACCGAGGGCTACACCAGGCCTGCGAGAATCATCAAGTGGGACATCAAGGGATTCTTCCCCTCTGCGCTGTGGGAAATCATGCAGCGTTGCTACGACCGTGTGATAGACAGTAACGCAGCCAGCATCAGTAAGGCTTACGGGGATGAGTTCCCGGGACTGTTGCACTGGCTGGCCATGCTGTGCGTGAACACCTCGCCTACGGCGCACTGCGAGCTGCGCACGCCTCCGCAGATGTGGCACGTGCATATCAAGCCCGAGAAGTCAGCCTTCACCAAGCCGCCCGGCGTAAGCGCACCCATCGGCAGGCTGGTGGCTCAGCACGCTATGGGCATGTACATCAACGACGATGTGAAGTGGCTCTGCGAGGACTGCGGCATAGACACGGTGGTGTTCGTGGATGACGGCGTGATGGTGGTTCCCGAACGGCTTCACGCCTACGCACTGGCGAAGGTGGGCGAGCTGAGGAAAAGGTTCGCCTTGAAAGGGCTGAGGATGAACGAGCGAAAGTTCTACGACCAGCCGTACCAGAACGGACTCGAACTGCTGGGCAGCCACATACGCCCTTACAGGATTCACGTGAACAACAAGACCTACAGGAGGGCCAGGGAGCGTATGGTGGAGATTAACGGCATCAGCCCTGACGGGAGACTGGCCATGATTGACAGTGTGATTAACAGCATGAACTCCTATTTCAGTCTGCTGAAGGCTCGCACTGACTACAGGAGGCTCACCACCCTGCGTGATATGATTGACGGCGGATGGTGGAAATATCTTGAGTGGGATGCCGCAAGGCTCTGCGTCACCGCCCGTCCGCAGTATTCGTTCAGGCGCAGGATGGACAGGAAATACGGTTTAAGGTTAAGGTTCAAGGAAAGGAGGGCGTGAGGATATGGGACATACAAACGGTAAAATATCAGCTCCAGTAAAGCTTATAGATGATGTCAGGACTGTCTTGGGAGAGACGGTCGGAACACTGTCCGGGCTGTGCAGGTCTTCAAAGATGAATATCTGGGCAAAGCATAAGCCTGTCAAGTACGCTTCGTCTGAACCGACACGTAAGGCTGACTATACCGACACATGGTGGAAGGGCTACAACGGGAAGTGCGGAATTAACGTGGCTTCGTACACAGACCTTGTCGCCATGCTTCGTGACTGGCTTGAAAAGACAGATTACTCATGGACTGACTTCTGGGCGTACGACCCTCCTACTGGCGGGACGTACCCTTACCGTCAGCTTGATTTCGATGGCTACAAGCACAAGACAGGTAACGGTGACGCAGACAAGCCTTTCCCCACTTACAATATGCCAAGTGTAATCACGAGGTATATAGAGGATGGCGAGGAAGTGTATGGCGCAGTCGCCAACATAAGCATCCGTACCGAGAACAACGCCTATCTGCTTTCGTTCGATGACATACAGGTTCCGCAAGGTGCGGGCAGGATTGACCTTTCCGATATGTATTTCGGCATAGCCATCGTGTACGGTACGGGCTCAAATCTTGAGTATGCTTTTCAGACTTCATACTACAAGTTCAACGAGAACGTTACGGACACACAAGACAGGAAGGACGGGAGCTACGGGTATTCAATCCGTGCCATACCCCCATTGACTAAGTACTCGCTCCGATACAAGTCAAGTTACAGGGTGTTTCCGTTCCTCTCAAGCGTCAGGTTGTGGGACAACGGTATCTATACTGGCGACAGCGTGTCATCAAATCCTATCTATCTGCAAGGCAGGAGCAGCTACCAGACAGGCGTGTTCGTCCCGCTGCCTTATAATGGAAAGGAAGTCACCGTACAAGACCAGCCAGTAAAGATTGGCATCACATTATCAGCGGAAAGGGCTGATAATACACATATATCGTTCAGTATCACCGCCACGAACCTTACTGAAAATGATATAGACATAAACTTCAGCTATCTTACCTTGCACTATTATGAGTTCTGGGCTAACGAGCCAGGTGGCTCTATCGACTATGTGAATAACCGTTATGAATACAATGGTCCGTTATGGAGCGGTACATATACGCTTGCTGCTAACGGCGGCTCAAAGTCGCTAAGCCCGTTGTTATCTGTTAGAAGAGGGACGTATGAAGGCGGAGGATATATCACGGATATACAGGCTACGTCAAGATGGGGATATATTGAATCTCCCGTTTCCGCACTGCCAATAACATGGTCAGCAGAATATCAGTCTGTCAGTGTAAGTATAAGCGTTTATTATCTTTCCCAAGCTGTTGATGAGACAAAGGTATGGCAAGCTGATGTCACGCCGAGCGGAACTGCCGTAAGGTGGTATATTGACCAATATCGAGGCGACCCTGATGCTGTCAGTATATCATATTACGGGACTACATGTTATGTTACCGGAGAGAAGGCGGGTACGGCTTACATTTACTGCGAGTCTGTTGATGATCCGTCAAAGAACGACTACTGGTGGGTGACTGTGTCAGGTAGCGGTGGAGGTGATACGACCGTTCATGTCACTGGCATATCTATGTCACCAGACAGCCTTTCGCTTACAGTTGGCGGTTCGTCTTATTTCTACGCAACGATTACGCCAAGCAACGCTTCCAACAAGAGCGTTACATGGACGAGTGACGACCCTTCCATCGCATCCGTTGATTCAAGCGGTAAAGTGACTGGCGTTGCCGCTGGCAGCACGTGGATAAACGTGTATTCCAACGACAACAACAGTATTATGACATACAAAAGGGTGACCGTAACATCAGGCGGTGGAGGTGGAGGAACAGTCGTTACTGGCGTTACTTTGAACAAGACGAGCCTTTCAATGTATGTCGGAGACACCGAAACGCTTGTCGCTACCGTAGCACCACCTACGGCAACTACTAAGGATGTCACTTGGAGCAGCAACAAGACATCCGTGGCAACCGTGAGTTCAAGCGGTGTGGTTACGGCAAATGCGGTCGGAACGGCAACGATAACCGTCAAGACGGTTGATGGCAACAAGACCGCAACCTGTACCGTGACAGTGACGGAAAAGCCTTCAGGCAATATCCCTGTCACAGGAGTGTCGCTTAACAAAACATCGGCAACCATCTTTATTAACAAGACGGTGACGCTTGTCGCTACTATTACTCCGTCAGACGCCACCAACAAAATGGTTACATGGAACAGCAGTAGCACATCGGTTGCTTCCGTGAGCGGTGGAGTGGTGACAGGCAAGGCTAAAGGCACTGCTACAATCACAGCCAAGACCGCAGACGGGAACTACAAGGCTACTTGTACAGTTACCGTAAAGAAACCAGTCTCCTCAATCACTTTGAACAAGTATGAGCTGGAGTTGGCTATTGACGAATCCGAGCAGCTTACGGCTACGGTAACTCCGAGCGATGCCAATGACAAGAGCGTCTCATGGTCGAGCAGTAATGCAAGCGTGGCTACGGTGCAGAGTAACGGAACTGTTATTGCGAAAGCAGAGGGTGTGTGTGACATATACGCTACGGCAAACGATGGCAGCGGCAAGCAGGCTTCCTGTGCCGTGTCGGTGTATGATGGCAGTTCACCGGAGGCGAAGATACCTGTTTCAGCCGTAGCTATTCTCGACTCACAAGGCGTTGATGTTAGCGGTGGCACAATCAATATGAACAGCACATCATACAAGACCGAGCAGCTTTCATCCAAGGTCACTCCTGCTGATGCAAGTCCAGTGACCTACACATGGTCAAGCAGGAATGAAGGTGTGGCGACTGTCAGCCTGAACGGTAAGGTTACGGTGGTTGCAGCAGGAACGGCTATAATAGACCTGTACGCAAACGGGTACAACTCGTCATTTGCTACAGCATCTGTAACGATAAAAGTAAGTTAATTAACGAAAAAAGATAGAGATATGGCAGACCCAAAGGGAATAAGTACAAGTTTGATAGCGGGGCATACGATAATCATTGACCCCATGAACACGCACGTTGTGGCGAAAGTGATACACATGGGTAGCCTTGACGTAGGCACGCTGTGTTCGGACAACAATAAAGGTAACAGAGGTTATGTCAACAAGTGGGCAAAGTACAAGCCAGTAATCAGAAAAAACAGGCTCGACACGACCGATGAGCTTGTCGGCGGAACTGGAACGGACAAGAACCGATGGAAAGACGGAGCCACATGGTGGAAGGGTGATGACGGAAAGTGCGGCCTTACGGTCAACAAGTACTCCAGAGCCTCTGAAATGAGGGCAGGCTGGGATGACAACTGGAAATACAACCCTCCCACTGGCGGTCTGGCCGCCCCGTACCGTCTCATTGACTTCAACTATTACGACCATAACGCAGTCAAATTCGCCAATGTATGGGCTAACAGTATGGAAAGGGATGGTAACGGAAATGCCTTGCATTTCGCAGGAAACGGAATCACTCTGGGTATCCAGATGGGTATCTTCTATAGTGACTACTCTCTCAAGATAATGGATTTTCAGACTGCCTTATTCACAGACTTCGTCAATTTCTATTTCGGCGTGGTGGTCGTCAACAACCCCTCTTCCAACAGTCGGGAATATACCGTAAAGGTAAACACGACACCATTCGGTAAGTCTGATTTGCAGAACGGCAACGCATCCGACTATACAAGGCTCATTGAACTTGACGGTAACCATCTGCCAAACACAACCGGAGGCACAGTCAGTATGATATATCCAGTCCTTGTGCCAAATACATACAGTCAGATACACGGACAGGCGACTGGAACATCAGACTTCAGTGGTACGCTTGTACCACTGCCTGTGTCACCTATAGAGGTAAGGGCTGGCAGTGTGTTGTCAAACCTTAGCAGATATTGGGCTTCTTACACATGTGGCAAGCACACCAGCTCGGGTGCTGTGGCAGGATTTGAGCCGGCGTTTGATTTTGTGCTGCAGAACAGCTGGCAATACACGGAGGTCAGGATAAGCGGCAGTGCACGGTTTTATATGCTTGATGGGAAGAATGTAACATCTTATGACGGCAGTGCATCATACCTCAGCACTAACCAAGGGAACTTCAGGATTATTGAGCTTTACAGTTATTCTAACAACTATATAGAGAAGGCTCTCAACGCTTCTATCAGTCATGGCAGTTCCTATACCATAAGTTTCTCTACTTTCACAACGGTTGGTTTTGTGAATGAGAAGGATGGCGTGCTTGACAGTTATCCTGACGGTGTAAGGTTTGGTATCGAATTACCGAACAACCTGGGGACTTACGCTTCAGACCCGATATACCTTTAACTGATATTCTTAGACAACTATATTATTAACCATTTAAAAATTAGTGATTATGGGATTAAAAATCAACGATGAGAAGGTAGCTATCAGCTACGATTACGAGGACAACGGCTTCCTGCTGCGTGGTTCAGCTAAGACAAAGACTGACAATTCAGTCATGGAGTTTTCCGTTCAGGTACTGAAGAAAGACGGTGACGAAGAGAGTTATCTCGGTGATGCCAACGGGTGGATGAACGGTGATGAACTCAAGACAACCATCCAGGGTGTGCGTACAGCTTACCTGTCTGATGTGGCACTGGTTATTGAGAACATGGTCTCAGCCATCGGTGCAAGAGGGTAAGTATCAACACGGAACGGAAGGGGATAGGACAGGTGAAAGCGTCCGACAAGCCGTCCGTGGCTTCCCCTTCTTCAACGAACGTATTATTAACTAAAACATGTAGAGATTATGAAATTAAGCGAGTTAATTAACATTAACGGTTTTATCGCGAGAAACGACAAGTACGGGAAGATGGGCAAGTCAAAGGTCGTCCTGGTCATGATGCTTGTCAAGTTCGGTAAGAAGACGGAAGAGTACACTGAGACCCAGAGTTCAGCCTTCGAGAAGCTCAAGAAGGACTACGAGGGCTTTGACGAGAAGGTCCGGAAGATGCAGGAGTATGAGGCGGCTCTTAACGGAAAGAATGAAGAGCTGCCTTGGACTGAAGACGAATACAGGGCTTTCGTCAACGGTGACTACAAGAAGGTAATGGAACAGCTTAACGAGGCCATGAAGCCCGAGCTGGAGAAAGAGGTGGAGCTTGATTACAAGAAGTTCGATGCCGACGGCTTCAGCGAGTGGATGGAGAGCAACGGCATCGACGCGAAGTCGGGTGCATACCTCGCCCAGTTCCTGCTGGATGAAAAGACCCTTTAAAGGCTGTCCTTCCATATTTGCGTCTGCGGTCATACCTTTGTGAAAAAAGCAAAGGTATGACCGCTAACGTCAAGGAATGGATACAGTACTGCACGGCCGTCGGCATGCTGATGGTCGGCTCAGGCATAGCCATAGCAGATTTCGTTGTCCTGAACGGGCAGATCGACGACTCCGTCCTCTGGATCTTCGCCCAGTGTCTCATCTACGCCGGCTCCATCTTCGGGGTCAGCGTCTATATCACCGACCGTTTCAAGCGCATCGAGCGCGAGATACGCGGAGAGAAGGGAGGTGAGTCATGAGCAAGCCCAAGTCGCCCGACCGCTCCTGCCCCATGGAGTATTTCACCATAGGCGAGTTCGTCCGTTCCGCCACGGCCGACAGGTTCGGCATCAATAACCGCCTGCCCTCCATGAAGGAGTCCGACAACATCTACCGCCTTGTCCGGAATGTCCTCGACCCCCTGCGCCAGGCATACGGCAAGCCCGTCCACATCAGCAGCGGCTACCGCTGCCCCCGTCTCAACGCCATCGTCGGAGGCTCCCCCACGTCCGACCACATGACCGGCTGTGCCGCCGACATCCAGGGCACGCCAGGCACCCCCGATGAGAACCGCCGCCTCTTCCGGCTCATTCAGCAGCTGAAGCTGCCCTTCGACCAGCTCATCGACGAGAAAGGCTTCGCCTGGGTGCATGTCAGCCACCGCGAGAAAGGCAACAGGGGCCAGGTGCTGAAGCTGTGATTTTTTTTTCATGATATTAGTTTAATGTGTTTGTGAGCCGTCGCGTCGCAGTCCGTGAGGATAGCGGCGTTTTTTTACGAAACAATCACAAATTCCCCCTGAACCGCTTGGTTTCCTCATGCACCGCCAGCGCCGTGCCCTTCAGGTACCTGTTGGTGGTGCTGATGTCAGTGTGGCGCGCCTGGTCGCGGGCTATCACGATGCCCTCCGCGTTGGCCAGGTCACGAATGCCCGAGTCCTTCAGGCTGTAGAACATGTAGCTCTTGGGCCATCCCATCGCCTTGCGCAGCCTGGTGAAACGCTCCCTGAAGATGCGCGGGTCAGCCTTCTTCTCCGACGGCCTCATGTCAGGCCCGAAGAGGTAGAAGCCCCCGGGGTTCCTGAACACCTCCAGGTCAACCATGAGCTTCACGAGCGTGTCGTTCAGCGCCACCATTCCGTCGCGCCTGTTCTTCGCCACGCTGGATGAGATGAACACCTTCTGTTCCTTCAGGTAGATGTCCTGCAGGCGCACGAAGCTCAGTTCCGTGGGGCGTATGAAGGTGTAGTATTCCATCATGCACGCCAGCAGCATGTGGCGGTCCGTCCCCTCCAGGTGTTCCTTCATCTTCCTGAGGTCCGTGGGTGTGAGCGCGTCCCGCAGCTTCTCCGCCTCCGGCAAGGCCTTGATCTTCTCCACCGGGTTCTGCTCCAGGTACCGTTTCTCCACCATCCACGAGCACAGCGCCGAGCACCAGGTTCGGTAGTTGTTCCTGGTCCTGGCGGTGGAGTCGCAGTCCTCGAAGATGTAGTCCAGGAAGTCGGATATCACCCCCTGGTCGAACTGATACATATATATAATAGGTATAGGGCGGCTGTCAATGAAGTCCCTGAGGTACCCCAGGCGGCTGGAGTAGTCGTAGTGCGTCTTCTTCTTCATCGATCCTGCCGCCAGCATCTTCCTGATGTGGCTCTCGTACAGGTCGAGCACGTCCTGTATCTGTGCGTAGCCCCTTCGGTCCTTCACGTCGGCCCACGGCGTCCACCCTTTCCGGAGGCGGACTGTGACGTTGGTTATGATTTCAGCGGCCCTGGCCCTTCTCTCGCTTGCTTTCCTGATGCCGTCCAGCATGTACTTCTTGCGCTTCATCTTGCCGCAGGCCGGGTCGAAACACAGGAAGTCAACGTACCAGCTTTTGCCGGTATGGAGTTTCGGAAGCGAGTAGTTCAGAATTTCATCCGCTTTTGCACCTTTAGATCTGATTGTCCGGTTCGTTTCTTTTGACCTTATCATAGTATCATGTTTTTTTTACGTTTTTTTTGTGATAGTCGAACATTGCAGGTCTAAGTCCGCTTCTTTTTACTGGAAAAGTCCTGTATTTGTCCGATGTTATCAAATGAAAAAAGGGTTAAAATGCCTTTTATTAGCATTTTAACCCTTCTGAAGTTGCGGAGGCCCGACTCGAACGAACGACCTTTGGGTTATGAGCCCAACGAGCTACCAACTGCTCCACTCCGCGATATACTCTTGTTTTCGGTTGCAAAGGTACGCTTTTTATTTTAAATAACAAATTATTCAGAGATAAATTTTCGATTACTTGTATTGTTGATTATTTTATCTTACTTTTGCACATTGGTGAACAGATAGTTATTAAGGAACAATGGCAGAGGCAAAAACAAGAGATAAGATTGTCAATGAAGCTCGAGAATTGTTTGCCAAACAAGGCTATGACAATGTCAATATCAACGACATAGCTTCGGCATCAAAAGTAGGGCGAAGGACTGTCTATACCTATTTTAAAGGTAAGGACGAAATCTATATGGCCGTTATTGAGGCGGAATTAGAAAGACTGATGTCCCAAATGGCTGCTGTGGCACAGGCGGAACTTTCTCCTGATAGGAAACTGCTTGAACTTATATTTACCCGTCTTGTAGCCATCAAAGAGGTGGTACATCGTAACGGTTCTTTGAAAGCCGATTTCTTTCAAGACATCATGTTGGTGGAGAAAGTTAGGAAAAGGTTTGACAGAAAGGAGATGGGCATATTGCGTAGAGTATTGAATGAGGGCGTTAAGAAAGGAGTGTTCCATGTGGATAATGTAGGTCTGACAGTCCAGATTATACACTACTGTTTGAAAGGTCTTGAAGTCCCCTTCATCAAAGATACTCTTGGCATCGGTATTTCTGACGCAATGGCGAAGCGTATTGTGGCAAATATTCTGGCAGGAGCCTTGCGGATTACTGTCGTGAAAGAAGATAATACTTTAGAAGCATAGATTAATCTTAAAAAACTAAATAATAATTGTTATGAAACTTTTGGAAGGTAATAGGGTTGTAATCGCCCGAAAACCTTATTTACAGGGCTTTTCCGCTAATTCCCATATCTTCAAAACGGCAAAAAGTGGGGCTAAATATGGCGAAAATCGGGTATATTAGGTATATAATTCAGCAAATTTTCAGCAAATTCTATGGCAAAATCTACCTTACGGCTTGACACTCGCCGCCCTCTCAAAGATGGCACATACCCGGTACAAATAGTTGTCGGCTATGGCACAAATATCTATCTTGGTACTGGTATCTACGTTAATGCTGACGATTGGGATGCCACAACCAAACGACACATCGGCAAAGGTGCAAAGCGTATCAATGACACGCTTACGACGCTGCTAACAACCGTTGGCAATCGCATATTAGAGTTAATGGAAACCGGGCAATGGCGTAAACTGACACGCCCGCAAATTAAGGAACTACTTACTAATCTGGACTTGGAAAAGCCAACTATCGGCGTTCCCTCACTCTATGACTTAATACAAAGTACGTTGGTGGGTCGTGCCACTAATACAAAGTACATCGCTAAAACTGCAATAATCAGGCTAAACAAGTTCTGCGGCGATTGCACTAAAATCTACTGCGAACAAATAACGCCGGTGTGGATAGATGATTTTTATACCTCGATGTCTGATTTGGCGATAAATACCCGCGCCGCCTATATTAAAGTGGTACGCCGTGCCGTAAACTATGCGCTCGACCACGATATAACGACAAACAACCCATTTAGGCACTACCGCGTTAAGACAGAAGAAACACGTATGCGCGTGTTACCTATTGAGAAAATGCGAATACTGCAAAGCCTTGAAACCAAATACCATTATACAGAATACCGCGATATGTTTATGCTTTCGCTGTATCTGATAGGTATAAATATGGCTGATTTATCGGTAATGACCGCTGACAATGTGGTAAACGGTCGGCTTGAATACCGGCGGGCAAAGACAGGCAAACTTTATAGCATAAAGATTGAGCCGGAAGCGGCGGCAATCCTTGAAAAGTATAAGGGCAAAAAGCATCTGTTAAGCTGCTTTGATAGATGCAGCAACGCCAAAGCCTATCAGGGTACGTTAGACAATGCTTTGGCGCGTATCGGTGTGCCTATGCTCGACAAAGACGGCAAAGAGATAACCGCCCGCAACGGACAAAGAAAAATGATACCGTTAGACAAAAAACTAACGTGGTACTGGGCGCGTTATTCGTGGGCTACTTATGCCGCCGAATTGGATATACCAAAGGACACTATCAGCGAAGCGTTAGGACACTCACACGGCGCAAAGGTTACAGGCATTTATATTAAGTACAACCGCGACAAAGTGGATGCCGCAAACCGCAAAGTGATAGACTACGTTTTGGGTAAGTAGCGGAATGTTAAAATTTTGCCGAAAATCCGTTTTAAGCGTGTTTAATCTTTCGGGTGTGTACTTATAAGCCTAACACCCTTTTCGTCGCTCTACGGCGATTTCTGCTACTTCTACGCAAACGCCCGCGCCTACTTTCACAAGCAAGCGCGGGCAAAGCACTATTTACAGAAAACACTAAAACTTTCTTTTCAAGTATAGGAATAAAAGCCAAAGCAAAGCCGCGATGCAGCACAAGCCGCCGATTTTGGCTAAAATGGTCTGATACCATTTGGGGCGTGTTATCGCCGTTTCCTTTTCTTGGTGGCTCTGTTTCTGCTCATTGGTCGTTATTCCGTTTACTTGCTCATTATGGGTATTTGTTATCGTTCCGTTTTTGGCGGTTTCCTTTGCCTCTGTAAGCGTTTCGGCATCGGTTTGGGTAAATCCCTTAACCTCGTTGTGCTGCCGCCTTATATCGCCCTTAATAGACTTAACGCCGGTTAGTGTTACGTTGCCCGCCGTGTCAATGTTCATCGTGCCGCCGCTATCCACAAAGTCTATAACCGCGCTTTCCTCAACTTGGGCGGCGGTCTTTGTCGTGTCGGTTACGGTCTGCGTGGCTGTGAAACTTACCGTTTCCGTGTCGGTTACGGTCTGCGTGGCTGTGAGGCTGTCGGCTACCGTCTTTGTGGTATCAATCCGCACTACCGCGCTACTTTCATCTATTAAGGCTTTTTTCGCCCTGCAACCGGCTAACGATGCTATCAGCATCAAAGCCGCTAACAATCTAACCGCTTTCATACGCCCGCGTTTATGTAGTTAATAACGCCTTTGATATGTAATTGTGCGATTGCTTCGCGCCCTTTATCTGATAGCAAAAAGTTCACATCTTCGCGGTTATCTTGGAAAAGATTTTCAGTTAGCACGGCGGGGCAAAGCGTATCGCGTATGATGGCAAAGTTACCAACCCAATATTTACACGGCGGCACGGAACGATTACCCTTTAGGCTTCTACGTTCTGCCTCTGCGTATAATGCTTGCGCTAATCGTTTGCTATTGGTAGATGCGTTAGGTGCTACCCATCCGCTCCAGCCGGTTGCATCGTGCCATTTTCCGTCGCCTTTCGCTGCGTTGTTATGGATTGAAACTACTATTACGTTCTTTGCACCTACTTTTCGGCATATCTCGTTTATTCGCCTTATGCGGGTGTTTAATGAAACATCGTAAGTTTCAGGGGTTACTAACTCGGCATCATATCCCAACGCCTTTAATTTACTTACCACTACGGCGGCAACTTCGCGGGTGTACTTATATTCTCGTAGCCGTCCGTCCGGGCTACACTTGCCCGGTGTGTTGTAGCCGTGGCCGTTATCTATTAAAATTTTCATAACTTATATTTTTTGGTTAATATCCATTTTGCGGCTCTCGCTGTGCGCACTTTGGGCGCACACATCGAAAACGTTGCAACTCCAATTCTATTTGCTGTTTCTCTTTCATCAAGGCAAAGTAATCATCTTGCAATTTTCGTAGCCGGTCGGTCTGATTGCAAAACCTTTCTTCCTTTTCTTGTAGTTGAGTCTGTAAGAACTGCAAAGCATCACGCAAAACGCCAAACTCCACGCTATCGGCTTCGGCTTCCTCTTTACGCTTGTTTGTCTTACGATTGATAAAATACTTTATCGCTTCCCAACCGCCTAACGCTGCGATTACTGCGGTTATAATTTCAACAATGGTTGTTATTTCCATCTTCGTACTTTTTTATAAAGTTCAAACACAATATCTTCACCGCGCTTTTCTACCACTACAATATACCGGGATTCCAATAAATGCAGTAAGCCCATATCTATAATGTCAGCGCGTAACAATATGGGCGTTTCCTTTTCGTCTTTAATAGTCGCCATCACGAATACGTTTTAATGTTATTCTACGTTGTTTATACTTGTTCTTTAATGCCACTATTTCGTACCGTCCTTTGATGTAAATATATTCGTATGCCTGTGGCTCTATCATACAAAGGATTTTCTTACGCATATTATATTCGTTGCAGTGCCTCAACAAACCTAAATAACTATTGATTGAGCAAACGGCGTGAATGACTTGCCGTAAATTCTTGGCATTGTTCAGCCGCCTAACCGCCGCTATAAAGTTGGTAATTGTGCGATTGCAGCAATAATTACGATTTGGCTTTACGATTGAGCCGGTAAACTCAACGCCCTTTTTGTAATGCTGCAAATAAAATTTCTTCTCATTCAGGCAAAGCCCCAACGTCGCTAACTTATCGCGTATTGGCTGCACGGCATTAAGTAGCGCGGTCTTTTCCCTGTGAATAAGGTAGAAATCATCTACATATCTTCCGTGATACTTAAAGCCCAATTCTTCTAAATACCAATCCAGTACATTAAGCAAAAAGTTAGCGAAAAGTTGTGCAAACAGATTGCCGATTGCTACGCCTTTGCCCTCGCCGTTAGTGAATAGCGATTTGTTTGCAGGCAAGTAATCCCAATAGTAAGCGGGGCTGTGTCGCTCACAATTCTTTTCGGGGCAATGCAAAATGACGATGCGGCAAAGGTAGCGCAAATCTTCTATATCGCTGCCGGTGTAGTATTGCAGTATAAAGCGGTCTATCATATCGGCTAACATCGCCTTGTCGATGCTCATAAAGAAACCTTTTAAGTCAAGTTTCATTATGTAGCAATCTTTCGTGTAGTTCTCGCTACACTCCACTATATCGGCTTTCAGGGTGTTAATGCCGTAAAGCTGCCCTTTGCCCTTTCTGCAATTAAAGGTACGCGGGCAAAATACCAATTCAAATAACGGCTCTAATCGTAGTGCTATATAGTGGTGTACTATCCTATCTTCAAAAGAGGCGGCAAACACTTCACGATACCGGGGCCGCGTAACGACAAAGCAAATAGACTTTCCGGGCTGATAGGTGCGCGTATTGATACGGTCGCGCAAAGCAATAAGTTTGCTTTCGTAGTCCATTTCATAGACTACTGCGCTTGCCGTCGTGCGTTTGCGTCGGCGGCAATCGTAATACGCTTCTAAAAGTCCGTCGGTTGTTACCATCCTGTCTATATGTAGTTATACAATGTTTCTATTTCCGTAAGAAGTGCTGACACGGCCCTAACTCGATTCGTGTTCGATGCCTTAGTGTTGTTGTTGGCGTTGCCGTTGTTGAGGTTCAGATTCCAGGCATTGGTCGCGCTGTACTCGGTAGGCTCGCAATCTGTGGCGTATTTACCCACTTTCGTAGGTCTTAACCGTGAATGACGGTATATGCCCCATTTATTACGGAAAACTGCACACTCGGTTAGTCTTAACTTTCCGATTCTGGCTTTTCCACTTTAGTAAGTGAATTTTTCCACGCTGTACTTTGCTTGCCTATTGCGTCCATCAGTTCAATGATATGTGCGTGCCGCCCTATGCCCTTAATCCACTTTCTTTCGCCCGCAATCCTTGTTAGGGTTTTGAGCGTTTCAAATTCGGTTTTGAACTTAATAAGGTGTTGTAGTCTGCCCTCTTTATCCATATATGCCGCCGCGTCTGTCTGTAATAGGCTAACGCCTAATCGCTGCATTTCTGCACCGATAGTGAATTTGTACGCCCTCGGAAAGTTGGGCGTTATATCCAAAATCTCATTTAGCAAAGCACGGCAATCTAAATATAGATGCGTGTTAGATACTAACTTAACCTTATCTGTCATAAATCAAATTTCGTTGTAATGTTCCCGGCTTTCGCCGGGAACTAAAGATTAAAGTGTAAGAATTAAAGACTAACTAATAAATGCTGACACGGCCCTAACTCGACGCGTGCCCGATGCCTTAGTGAAGTTGCCGTTGGCGTAGCCGTTGCTGAGGATCAGATACCAGGCATAGGGCGCGCTGTACTCGGTAGAAGTCCAATAAGCCTCTTCGACTAATTGTGTTGCTCCACTGATAAGCGAAAGCGCGTAGTTAATCTTAGTCATATTGGCGTAAATCATCATCATTTCGCCCAGACTTGGAAGCCACCATTTGCCCGCCGTTAAGCCGTTGCCGTTTGCATTGGCGCGACTATACAGATTGCAAAAGCCGGGTGCGTAAGATGCCGTGTTGGTTACTGCGCTTGAAGTGGATTTGCTGATTTGGCTTGCCGTGTTAGCCTTGCCGTTCCAATCATTCATAGCCGTAACGCGGTCTGTGGTAGTTGTGCCACCGCCGCTTATTGCTGCGCTACTCCACGTTAATTTACTTGTTGCCTCTGTGGGGGCTACTACCAACACTTTGCCGCCCTCTACGACTACTACACCGTCGGCAATCTCTCCGCTGCTTTGTAGGCTCGTCCACTTGTGAGGCTTAACCATCAGCGGGAAATTATCACTTTTACGATGATACATAATAAAGATGCCATCGTACATTCCGTTAAGGCTCATACCGTCTAATATAGACGCTTTGAGTGTTGCCAGCGATACCAACGTTACTTTACCGTTTGCATCGGTAATCGGAAATTTGTCGGTGCTGTTAATCGTTGTTACGGTTGTCTGCCCGCTCAACTTCTTTGTTTTCTTAACTGCCATAATGCTTAAATTAAATGGGTTGTTATTAAATGTTCTTTATATATTTCAGATGTGCGAAATGCTTACGCTTTTGGTTGTAGCCCAAATCCTTTTCGTTGGCGTATGCCTCGCGTTCAAAGGAAATGTTACGGTATGCCTGTTTGCCGTTTCGGTACTGCACCAATCGGCAAAGCCATTCGACTACATACCAAATCAAGAAAAACACAATCAGCATTTCTTTTTGTTGCTCGGCGTGTATGTGTTCGTGGTTATTAGCCACTACGTTATACCGCCCCGCTGCTGCTTTCCTAACAAAGATGTACGGAAATAGGCACATCGCCATAAATCCGGGAAATGGGATAATGTTGTTAAATACTACTTTCGGTTTCATACGCTTTATAATTTAATCTTGCCTGTTAATTATTCGGGCGGTATAGTACAAACTAAAATCGTCCATTGTGCCGGATTTGCTCGGGTCATATACTAAAAGGAAAGTAACACTATCACCCGCGCCCATTGCCAGACTATCGTAACGCCCGTTATTCCAATGTGTCATTACGGGTAATTCTGTAGTGTTCCACGGATATGTACCACTACTACTCTTGATTTTGTTGCGCCCATATATGCTGAAATTTGATGTGTTCAAATCTGCACAAATCGTTAGTTCGACACAAAACCCTACTCCCGTTCCAATAAATAGCGCGTTTCTAACTTGGCTTAATTCTGGTAACGCAACGCCTGATGATGATACAGAACTATAAACGAGCCAGCGATTATTAGTTTTTAGTGTAATTGAGCCGTCATAAATTGTATTGGCCGCTGTGCAACTGAATTTGCTAAACAAATAACCGCCAATCCACCCATTAAGTGTGCCATTTCCAGAACCTATGAAAGCGTGGTTGTAATCGCTGTTTTTCGCTGATAGAAGCAAAGCGATATTATGCCCTAATCCCCACCAGTCGTTATTATCTTCGTTCTCAAATCTCGCTACCGCTCTTTGCCCTGACGATGCCGGTAGTACGTTGCCGCCGATGCCCGCAAAGCAATTATGCGCGTCATTACGGAAAATAACGTAAGCGTCGTTGGTAAATGGGTCGTTGGTTAATCCATTTCCACTAACCTTAAACCCCGCAATCGTACCGCTTTGGATATTCACGTTATTAAAATTACCAGTCTTACACGTTACTACACCGTCTTTGGCTTGGAAAAGCACATTACCGTTAGCGTCTTTCATATCTATTGCCTCTACGCCTAAATTCTTCACTAATGCGTATGTGGCTAATAGTATTTTCGTGGCTACCAATTCTATTTTATCCCCCAACTTCCACAAACCGCTATTTGTGTCGGTTGTGCTTGTTGGGTAATTGCTTGCTGTTTTGGTGTGGCTCTTAATGCAACTATAATAATTGCCATTGTATAGCACAACATCTTTGAAATCGTCGCCATCGCTACCCGCTTGGAATTTGTAACCTACGGCGCAATCGCTCCACGCTTGGGGGCCTCGTAGTGCGGGGCCTTGTTCGCCTTTCGCCCCATCCAACATAACGGGTATAGATAATTGTGCCCTTGTTACGCTGTTGTAGGTTAGCGTGACTTCAAAGCGTACACAATACTTACCCGTACCGTCGTTAGTTGAATTAGTGCCAAACGCCAAAGACTTTCCACTGCTATTATAATGTACTACGTTGTTTTCGTCGTAGCCCTTAACCGCTAAAATATAGTTTTCGGAAGTGGCAAGCGGTGTAGGTACACCGCCACCAACAACCTTATACGCTGTGCAACTGCACGACTGCGTAACCGTCCGGGCGGCGTTGGTTTTGAATTGTGTTAGTGTCGTTTGAATAACATAACTAACATTATCTTCGCCGGGGTCGCCCTTACGGATATACTTTACTACTCTTGTTATGCTTGGTTTCCCACTCATAAGCCGTTAATTTTGCGCTGTTATCGTTATTGAAACATCGCCGCCCGCTTGCTGACAATGCGCCCGCGTAACGCTGCACGATGCCTTTGCCGTTGTTCGGTCTGAACTGCTATTGAGGTACACACCCGCCGCGTCTTTAATGACGAAATAGAAAAGCGTATCAATCGCCTTTGTGTTCGTACCACGCTTGACGACTATCGGCGTATAAGTTACCGTGCCGTTTCCGTTGGCGTCCTCGCTTATCGCCTCATCTTCGGGGTCTGGGTGCGGGTCTATGTCGAAAGGGTCGGAAGCGTCCATAACGCCCTGAATATCCTTGCCGATTTCTGCACCGCCTCTAAACACGGTTACGCGATATTCGCCGTAAGTGTCTATATCGTCGGCGTTCACGGTCAGCGTTTGGGCGGTCTTTCCTGAAAGCGTAGCCCAACCACTTGCGCCCATCTTCTCCCATTGGTAGGTTAAATCATTCGTAAGCGGGTTGCCGCTCTGATATGCCATTGCCTTTAAGATACAACTACCGCCCTTTTCGGTAATAACAAAATTCTTGCTATCACCGGCGGCAATCGTTACGCGGTAACTGCTGCCTGTGGCTTGCTGTATGGGTATCTTATATTCGGCTTGGATTTGGTCGCTTTGTGTACCGTATGAAATCGTGGCTACCATCTTGATAGTAGCGGGTGCGTACCCTGCGGCGGCTGCGATATTCTGTAACATCTGCAATCCGTAGTAGAGATTATCGCCGCTGGGCGCAATCTTCTTGAACAATCCCGCAAACGTGCCGCTGCTTGTGTCGCCGTTCCACGTTATTTTTGTGCCGTTGAAATAGTAATCTATCGCGTCGGGGGTTGCTACGCCCTCGGCTACGCGGCTACTCGTACACACGAAATAAAGAATAGGTTTCGTGTTGGCATAGTTCGGGTAGATGCTCGTAACATCGTTTAGTGTTCCCTCCCATTCTTGGTATAGGTCGCCGTCGGGACACATAATAACGGCTGTATAAGTTCCCGCCTTACTTATAAATTTGATTGTGCGGGTTGTGCTTGCACTGCTCATAACTTATTCTTCGCTTTGGGTTTCTGATTCGTCTTTGCTCTCACTCTCGCCGCTTGTTTCCTCTGCGGCTGTATCGGCGTTGTCGCCCTCGGCTGATTCCTCGCCGTCGCTAATTGCTTCGGCTTCCTCTGCCGGTATTTCTTCGTCGGCAATCGTCGGCATCACAAACCTTTCATCGGTTGCCTGGGGCAAAGGTCGTGTAACCGTGCCGTCCTGTTCCTCTTTGGCTTCGTGTGCCAAAAGTGCAATCGCGCCAATCTGTGTAAGTGTTTCGCTTAACTGCGTAAGCGGCCCAAACTTCAACATATCGCTTTGCCAAAGTAAATAATTGCCGTCTTTAACGGTGTTTCTGTCGCTTTCCAAATTCAGGAATTTAGCGACTTTCGGATTTGCTTTAATGTACCTTGCCATAATCTTAAATTTTAATGTTATTTGAAATAGTTACTTAATCAGTATCACGTTATCATCAGCGTCCACGAATACCGCGCCGTCGCTATCTTCCCACGCACACGTAGGCCCGCAATCTATCACATCAAGCCCATAAACGCCGCCTAACGTTTCGCTCATTGCCTTTGTCGGCAAAATCGGTGCTTCGCCGTGTCCTATCTGTGAATAACTCAAACTGCCCGATGCTTTGTTTGTGGCTACATACCACACCGGCAAAAGTTCCCTTTCGGGGTTGCTTATCGGGCCGTTGGTGTTCCAAATCTTCGCTTCGGGTGCAACCGCCAAAAGTCCGGCGGGTATGTCAGTAGGCACACCGGCAATGTCATATTCAAACTTGGGTATGCGGCGAATGAACGATACTACCTTTGTCGGGCTTGCTTCTGATAGCGTTACGCCGCTTGGGTTGCCGCCTTTGTCATACTTTGCACGGCATCGCAAATAAAGTTCGCTACCCATCAGGCTACGGTTTACCGTGCAACTTGCGCCGTCGGCGGCTACGGTAACATCATAATCCAACGTTGTATCTGCGCCTACTTCCGTCCACGTATTATCGTCGCGGAATACTTCCCACACGAAAAGCCTTTTAGCGGCGGCGCACTCACTCGCGCCTAATCTCAAACTCGCGTGTACCGTCTGCGTGTCCGGGTCTGTAAGTGGGTTGTAAATAGTTTGGTCGGCTGCATCTAATACTAACTGCGGTATGTAGGTAGTAGAGTTGCCGCAAATGATTTGGTAGGTTTCGCGGATAACGTGTATTTGGTTGGTGCGTGTGTCGGTATATTCGGCGTAGAACTCCAACGTAATAGGTAGTTGAGGCTGGGCGTTTTTCTTTACCTTAATGCGCCCTGCGTTGCCGCCACTCGTTGTTATCTCGTAATTGGTGTTACTCGATTCAATTAAAATGCGTGTGCCGCTGACAATCTCGTACCACTTCACGTTAGCCAAATTTTGGTTAATACGCCCTGCTGACAAAATTTCATCTTTATCCAATCGGCTAATAGCGGGTTGGATAATAAGCGGTGTCAGCGTGTAGTCGGGCGTGTACTCGTTAGCGTCCGCGTCGTAGTTCTGCTTTCCGGGTACACTCCCATCAACCGACAAACAGATATTTATCTGCAAAGGCTTATAATTAAAATCAAATCTTTTTGTTTTCATTGCTTTTGCCTATTTATCGTTAATACTCAAATGTTGCTTTATCTGCGGCGGCTTCGTTGCCGGTCATTCCGTCGCGTAATACAACGGTTGCCGTGAAACGTACCACTTTAGGCACATAGCCGTTAAAATCTATATCGTCGCGTGTCAGGTGTATAGACTTGCCCGCGCCCGCTCTCTTTATCGCCCACGCATTATCGGACGCTACCCGCTCGTTACCGTCTGCGTCCTCGCTGTACCGCGTCCATTGCACATCGGCATCTAATATGTCGGCGGTTACATCTTGATTATAGAGTTTGGCAATAATCGTTAGCGTAATGTCGAAACGGTCAGGGTCGAAAAGTATATCTGTATCGTTAAACTCAACCGTGAAAGCGGGGTTGCCCTCAATCATAGCCCAATCGGTGTTATTCCACGCCGGGGCGGTTTTGGTTAAGTTCTTTTGGCATCGGTACTTACAACCCATATACCAAACATCGCTTGTTTCATATTCGCCGGTATCGGGGTTTATGCTTTTGCAGTAGTAGTTTTCTGTCGCACTCCATTGCCCCCTATCCACATAATTAACAATCGGGTTGCCCTGCCAATCAATTCTAATAATATCTTGGGTGACAATGCCGGGAATATACATATAATCCAATCCCTCGCGGATAGGTAGCAAATTGCCGTCGCTGTCCGTTAAGGTCTTGACAAAATCGGGCAAAGTTCCGAATACTGCGCCGTAATTGGATTGGTCGATAATCGGCTTTGTCACCCCCGTAAGTTTCACTATGCGGCCTTCCGTGCTTGAAAGATAGATGCAGCTTTGGCGGCTTTCGTCTGTCTGATTGCCCCAACGTGCAATCTTCATTAACTCGCACGGCGGGAAATTCTGCCCTGCCGGTGTTTCCTCTCCGGGATATAGGGTAACTTCGATGTAGTTGTTAGCGGCGTTCACGCTGTTTACGCGCATCCAACTTGTATATAAGGCGGCATTAGTTCCGGGTGCTTCCATACCCAAAGCAACCGCGCCCAAATTGTTAATAATGCCCTTTAGCACGTTATTAACAACCTGTGCCGTAAAGTAACCATCCCATTTACGGTGTAGGTGCAATCCGTAGCAATTATTACCCAAATCGTCCACGCTGTCTATTGTGTCGGCTTCGGTTAATAATTGGTCGCCCTCGATAGCGGATAATCGGTTAATGATAAGTTCTACCGCCTCAAAGTAGGTGCGCACTCTCACGCTTTCAAATTCGGCGTTACCCAAATTGTCAATCCCTGCGCCGCTACCGGCGTAAAGTGACTTAACGAATGTGCCAAATTGTGCGTCGCCCTTGAATACGGCTACACCTAAAACGTATATCGCTTGTTGGAAAGTGATATTACCGGCTGCTACATCATCTTCAAGCCTACTTAAAAAGCGTTCAAATACCGGGCTGCCCTCTGCTAAATCATTCGCTATATCTGCAAATGCAGAACGTGAGGCATAGCCCGCACGGTTGGCGTACTCTGCTTGCTCTGCATAATTGGCGCGGTCTGCCTTTAATGCGTGGCGGGCTTCCTCTGTCGCGCTTCCCCTGCCGTAAACACCGCCTACATAGGTAGTACCGTTGTTGCCATCTTTAGGCTTCTTTATCAATTTTACATCAATCATTCGCCAATCTCCTTTATCGTTAAGTCGGCGCGTCCCTCAATCAAATTTCGGCTGATTCCCTGAACGAAAAACGCCTTATTCAAAGCGGGGTGCGTGTAATGGTTGAAAAGCCCGATAATGCCGTTTGCCTCGATTAACTTCTGTTCCATCAGAATACGGGGTAAATGATATTCAGCATAATAACTATCTACATAAAGTTGTTCGGGTTTAGCCTGTACGCCTCTTGTATAGTCATATATTGACAGTATCGCTTCGCCTGTTGAGGCATTAACCGGCGTTGAAAGTTTCACGCTGTTAGTTATGCCTAACGCTTGGCACTCTGCCGCCGTTAAAGCCGAATTTATCTTAAACTCTACATCGTCTTTCTTGTTAGTGAACTCCTCGCGGGTATCACTCATATAGATAATATCGCTATCGTCTGTATTGTTAATCAATCCGTTATCGCTGTAAACCTTAATATCGAACTGCTTAACCATTATGTTACTAACGTGGGCTAACAACGGTACGCTTTTGCTGTACCACTTCGTATGCCTGAAAAACGTAGGGTGTCGGCGTGTGATTTCATCCCACACCGTATTAACCGGGCCTAATATCATAAACTTAACTTGCCCGCTCACCTTATCACTTTTCCGTATAGGTATGGCTATGCCCTCGGCATCAATTCCCAAAGTGTAACTGATATTATTCTGCAAATCAAATTCCGTGCCTATCAGTTTATCACCTATTTTGGGGTCAAAGCCGATTGTAAAAGATTGTTGGTAATACTCATCTTCGCTACTACATTCAGCAAGCGTTTTATATTTCTTCCACTCAAAATCACTATACACTACGTTGCCGTTTCGCCACGTTTTGCCGTCTGTGCCTTGCTTCTCAACTACGCATTTGTCGCCAACAATCAGCATACAAGCCAAAACCGCTATCTTTGAAATAGTGTCCGTGCCGTCGCCTACTGCGCTATACTTAAATTCGTACCATTCGGGGCCTTTACCAGTAAACGGTATCAGTCCGTAATCTGTTGAACTATCCCAAACGGCATCGTTGGTAGGCGTGTTTGCTCTCCAATACTGCCGCGTGTAATATCTGCCATCGCCGTTTGTCCTGCTTGGTACGGTCTTGTGCCAATACTTAGGTAACATCCCCGCTATACCGCTACCGTTCCCTTTCCACTCGCTATCGTTATGCAATTCGTTGTAGGGGGCGGTCATTTCCATAAGCGGATTAAGCACAATCTTACCCGAAAGCACAATATAATTAGTGGTGGTATCGTCGGCGGGCGAAAAAGTGCCACCTATGCTATTGCCAGTATAAACGGCGTATGGGATATTAGCCTTAATGTCGGCTGCATCCGGGTAAAATTCACCCTCGCCGTCTTTGCCGTTGCCGTTCACGCTTACGACTAAATAATTAGTCATATTAACCTTTGCCGTCGGGCTATTGTCAGTTTTGGCGGTGTTTGTTTCAACACTACCCAAAGCGATAATCGCCGCGCCCGGATTCGTACCTAACCAATTCGGCAAAGCCTGTTGATTAGCGTTATTATTGCAATATATCGCTATCAGGTCATTTGCAAGATTACCGTTTTTCGGAAATATCCACGAACTATGCGCCATTACTTGCACAAACCAATCTACAATACTGCCCGCGCCATAATCGGTATTTTGGTCGTGGGTCATAGCCTTAAAAGCGTTATAGGCTGTTGTACCCTCACCATCTGCCGAATACTCGGTGCAATACTTTTGATAACGTGTGTATGGCGAGGCTAATAAATCATCGTCTAACGGGCTTTCTATCACGCTATCCACTTCCTCAACTTTGCACGTTAGTAATATCTGGTTGTAAACTTCCCCTATACTAATCGTTGTATCGCAATCGGCGGCAATGGCTGTTTCTATTATTACGGCTTTCCTTGTAGTTGTGGCTACCTGTCCGTTTACGATGTTTCGCCACGATATAGATGTGTTCGCTTTGGCTGTTTCCCACGAAAAGATATAGAATGTTAAGCCGTCCTGAACTATATGCAAATTCAGATACCGCATAATTTCTTCTAATACTTCGTCCTGTTGCCAAACATCATCTTCTTCATCGCCTAAAAAAAGCAAATCAGTAATTGAAAGATGCTTAAAAACGATATAGCGATTTCCGCTTACATTGTCAATGGCTTTGCTGCCATCATACAAATAGCGTACCGATTGCCCGCCTACGATGTCAATGCCGCCGGTAATACCGTGCAAAATCTCGGTTATGATGTCGTAAAACGTGCGTTGCCCTGCCTCTGCCTTGACAAAAGCATAGGCAATGCCCGCGCTACCGACGTTCTTATATTTGGAATATTGCAAAGCCGAAAGCGCGTCTATGCAATTCAATTCCACTTCGTCATACACCCCGTTATAAGGTTGGCTGTAGGTTTGCGGCTCTATAAATCCGGCAAACAAGCAAACGCCCTCACGGTATATGTTTACTACGGCATCGCGGCACGATGTGCAAAAGAAATCGGCTATAAAATCGCGCGTAAGCAATCTTATAGATGCGCTTTGGCGTAATAGGTGGTCGAATGTATCGTTTACCTCGCTTTTGGTATCTATCGGGTCATCTGTAAAGAATATGCCCGCCGATTCCGTGCCAATCTCTATGCTGTTGGTACGGTCTGCGTTGGTAACGATATGCACCGTTATCGTATCGCCTTGCTGATTTACGAAACTACCGTATATATACATACCGCTAAACTTTTATGTTAGTCCGTTTGCCGGATTTACTGCTAATTCTCGTTTCGTTGGCAATCACTCCAACTAACTTTCTGCCGTCAATCTCAAAACGTACCGTACCGCCCGCATTATCTCGCGGCTCTAACATACTATGGTTTACGTTGTAATTGATATTACCGGCAAAGTTCGGTTTCGGCAAAGTCGGATAGTTAATACCAATGCCGCCGCTAAGTAGTTGTAGTAACCGCTGCTGCTGGTACTTGTTCAAAATCATTTCGCCGCTGTTTACGCGGGCAAACAATTTATCGCCTGTTGGTGAATTGCCCCCAACGATACCGCCGGTTGAGAAACTGCTAATGGCTGCCAATGCCGCGATTACGGCGGCTACACCGGCGGCAATGGCTATGAGGTTGTAGGGGAACGGCATAGACGCGCCGCTGGCGGTCGCTCCGGCAATGGCTTCGCCCGATTTTGCCGCCGTGTTTGCTATGGATGCGGTTGTATTGGCTAACACCGCTTCCGTTTCCCCTGTTATGGCGATTGTGCTTGCTGCGGTCTGTGCGGTCTTTCCTGCCTCTGCCGCGCCATGCGCTTTTGTTGCTGCTGTCAGTAGGTTAATAATGCCTACGATGGCTTGGATGCTTTCGTAAAGCGATATAAAACCGTCAATGATTGCCGTAACGGTCTGCCAGGCGTTGCCGTTGCCCTCCAAAGCGTCGGTAATGCTTGTAATGCTGTCGCCGATACCCTTAATGCCGCCCCAACCGCTCTTAACGGTGTCAAACGACGAAATAGATTGCTTACGCCACTTTTCATAAGTGGCAATCATACTTTCTATTTCCTTTCGTTGGCTGTCAGTAACCGGGTTTTGCTTATCGTTAAGTAGTTTGTGTAACTCCTTAATCTTGTTTGTCAGTTCGTCAAAGCCAATGCCCCTTATCTTTAGTTTGCGTTCCTTGCCGGTCAGCGCATCAATTTCGGCGATTTCCCTTTGCATCTGCGGCAATTCGATACCTAACTGCAAAGCCTTTTTCTTGGCTGTGAGTTGGTCGATAATCGCCTGTGTCTTTTCTATCTGGTCGGCATCTTCTCTTTGCTGCCGTTCCGTGTAGAATGATATTGCCGTGTCAATGTCCTTAACGGTGTTGGTCGTGGTTGGTAGTTTGGTTTCCTCTAACGCAAAATCCCACGCCTCTTGCAACTTATTCAGGGCGTTAATACCGTTCTGCGCAAAGGTACGCTGCTTTTCGTCGCCGTTTTCAAGCAAACGATTATAGTATGCGAGTTTCTTGTTAAGTTGCTCGTATGTCTTTATTTCATCGTCCTTTAAGGCGGCTACGCTTTCATCCTCTAACGCTTGGCGGGCGGCTTCGGTTCTTTCTATCTGCGCGTCTATCTGTGCGATATTCTCTTTGCTTGCCGTCTGCCTTTGCTTTCGTAGGTATTGCAGTTTCTTATCGTAATCGTCAAGTGTCTTTAATTCAGTAGGCACGTTGGCGGTTTCGGTCAAATCCTTAAACGCTGTTACGGCATCTTCGGCGGCTTTCTTTGCCCTTGCAAGCGTCAATATGTGTTCGGTATCGGTAATATCGGCTTTCTCTAATTCTTGCTGATAATACGATACGTTGTTTGTTAGGTCTTTGTAAGTCTTGGCATTTGCAATTAGTTTCAGTTCCTCTTTGCCGCTGCCGTTCTTACCGTCTTTTTTATCTGTTTTGCTACCTTTTCCCCCTCTACCTCCTGTTGGCGTTACGGTCGTTGGTCGCCGTGTGCTGCCCTTAACCTTAAAATCAATTTGCCTCGCCTCTTTTACGGCATCGCTCATTTGCCTTTTCAGGTCAGCAACGACGGCGCGATTATCCTTAATTTGTTGGTTTACTTTGTCTAATTCACTCGTGCCGACAATTTCCGCGCCGGTATTTGAGTAAATAGGGATTCCCGTAGATGGTGACGTGCCTACATATACACTTTCTCTTTGTCGGGTAGTATTATACTTTTTCTTATTTCCCTTATCATCGTAGATAAGATTGTGCGTTTCGGCTTCTTTCTCTGCGATTTGGTTAGCAAGTTGGCGGGTCTTTGCCTCAACTACCATTTGACGGCAATAGGCTTCGCTATTCTCAATAAGTGCGTTATACCATTTTGCTACACTATCAAAATAGCCCATTGTGTCGCCGTAAGTATCGTTAAGCTGCTCAACAATTTTCTTTTCTTCCTTGCTCGTATCTTTACCGCTGTTCTTTGCGTCAATAAGATTTTTAAGTTTCTCCTTATTGATTTCAAGCGTAGAAGATGCGTTGGTGTAAGCGTCTGTAGTGGCTTGCTCAATATCTTTCAGTCGGTTTGCTTCTTCTTCTGCCAATCGTGCTTCACGGTTAGCGGCTTTCATACTATCCGTTGCATCGTCTGTGTTGCTTGCAAACAACGAAATAATAGAAGATACCGCCATAATAGCAAGCCCCACGCCGGTAACTGCCATTAGCCCCATAATTGCCGCCCGCATTGCTATTGCCTGGACGGTAGCGAGTTTAGCACCAAACGCCCACGCGATAGATGCCTGTTTTCCGTAATAAAGTTGTTTCGACCAAAGGAATTGCGCGGCGGCTGCAATCTTCGACGCTGCGGCTTGGGCGTATGTTATAATGGTGGATTTCTTAATAGCGGCTGATAAGCCGGTAAAGCCAACGATAACGCCTTTAATGCCGTTGTATGTTGTACCAATAGCCATTAAAGCCATACCCATTTCACCAACGGCGATAATAGTAGGCTCTATCGTTGCGAATAATGCGCCTACTTGCTCTTTCAAATCGCCTATATCGTTGGCGGCTTGCTTGGCTTTGCCCGCGTCGGTCTGCGCTAACGATTCATTCATACCGCCTACGGCACTTTCCACAACCTCGGAAAGTACGGCTACGCGCTGTTCCTCTGTGCCAAACTTCAAAATCTGTTCTTGGGCTTCATCGAACTTATAGCCGTAACGTGAAAGTGCGCCTACCTGTCCATCCATTACCTTACCCAACATTGTAGCGATATTGGTTGCGCTCTCCTGTGTGGCGTTTAAGCCATACTGCTGCGCTACCATATCATTCATTACGGGTATGAGTTTTTCCAAACTCGCTTTCTTTTCAAGGTAGGTGGCTAACTCCTGCGCTCCCGCCAACTGCACTTCGTCACCGATAACGCCTAACTGCTGCTGTGCGGCGCAAAGGTCTTTGATACTCTGTATATCCTGCTCCGTCGCGTCCATCGTGTTACGCATATTGTTAGCCAACTTCGCTTCGGCTTCCTCTTGCGCTGCACTCGCGGCGGTGTAAGTACGCATAACGCCGGTAAGCTGCTGCATACCGGTAATAACATTCTGAAAGGACGCGCTAACTTGGGTAATCTTTAACAAATCATCCCTTAACTTGGTCGATTCGGTGCGGGCAATCTCCAATTCTTCCGCAAACTTCTTTACGTTTGTGGATGCCGTAACGATTTGCTCTTTGCCGTCAATCGTCAATCGTATGTTAAATTTTACGTCCTTTGACATTTTTAACGCTCACTTACTTACTTATTTCAAAATAAATTCTTATATTTGCGGCGTGAAAAGGATTGTAAACATATTGGCTACCGTGTCGTTACTGACTTTCGTAGTGTCCTTTGCCACTTTCGTTATAAGTGCGTTTACAGGATTCTACGGTAATTTGGTATGGTCTGGCTTAACCGCCTTTATAGCCTTTTCCGTTATGCTCGTTTCGGCTGGCTCTCCTGATAATGCTACTTATCTTCGGAACTGCCGCCGTTAATCCTTTTAACCAACTTTTCAAATCTCGCTTTGCTTTCCTCTGCCGATAGCGGCTTTGGTGCTTTCTGCCCTTTTTTACGCTGTGGCTTGGGCTTATCCCACGGCAACGGCAATAGATTTTGTGCCGTAATTTTTTTCTTAATGTGGGGCTGTATCGCGTAGGTTGCAAGTAACCGCATACGCTCCCACTCATCTTTGTAATCGGCTTCGCGTTGGTCGTGGTACGCCTTGCAAATGCTCTCAAATTCTTCTGGTGTGCAACCGCAAAAATCGTCAAACGATAAACGTATGCAACCCAACGCAAAGCCCATTAACTCATTTATCCCTAAGTTTTTTTTTCTTGGGGTGTATCGCTGTTTTCTGCTTCGGCTTGTGATTCCTTGATAGATGCCGCCCACGCCTCTAACTCGGCGGGCGTAATGCTATCGGCAAAGTCCATCAACGACAAATCGAAATTCTTGCCGTCGTGCTTCGATGCTGACGCGACGCAACACCAAAGGAACGTACAAAGGTCGGTAAACGCCCATTCGGTAATATCCATTACCTCTTTGCCGGTTTCGCGCTTAAAGCGGAGCATTGCCCCCATCGTAGTACGACAGGGGAACGCCTCGCCATTAACAATAACTTCTACTTTCTTCATAATTGCGCACGTTTATTGACCGCCGCCCGTAGTCGTTGGCTTACCGGGGTAAACATCAGGCTCACCGTCATTTTCAAGCGAAACGCTATAAGTAGCGTCATCTTGCGCCGGGCTGACTTCCTCGATGCTTGCAATTACAAACTTACCCTTAACGTAAGGCTTTGTGTCGCCCTCACGCTCAAAGGCTATCACCTCTACGCTCGTACCTGCGCCCCACTTTGCGGCGATTTCATCAAAGCCGTTTTCGGTTTCGCCGTAGAAGCGCAAACCCTCTGCGCTGATAGAGATAGACAAACCAACAACGCCCTTACCTTTCCATAGGCCGGATGATTTCGCGGCACTTGCTACAGGCTTAACGGCGCGGTCTTTCGTTTCGCTGTTAAATGTCAGCGTGTGACTTGTGCAATGTCCTACGGCTTTGCCGCCAACACTAAGCAACAAATCACTACCGTTAATGTAATCATTCATAATACTTGCTGTTTATTAAATTTGTACCTTAAACGCTAAACTCTGCACAAAGGCATCATCTTCGTAAAATTCTTCACCGTCTGTAAGTGTGCAACTTCGCATTACCAAACCGTCTTTTTCGCCTTTCGCGTAATCCAAAGCGGCGCGTACCGCCTCGGCTAACGCTATGCTTTCTTCGTAGGTTTCTGCGTAGCAATTCACATCTATTTGCACGGTGTCCGCGCCGGGTGCCTTTGCCTTTGTCGGGTTGTGTTCCAACCGTGAACGGCGATAGGCAACGTATGGCAGTTGTGCACTATCCACCACTACGGGAAAAACTTTCTTTGCGATACGGTTTACATCGGCATCCTTTGTAAGAATGTCGCGTATAATTACGCCTGCGCTTAATGATGTCTTTGCCATAATTCTATAGTCTTAAACAAATCCGCATTTCTTCGCCACTTTCTCAACTGCTGCGCCAACTTCTACGCCTAAATCGGCTTCTACCGTCTGAAACATTTCGGGTGTCGCCTTATCAAGAAAACCGTATGCCGGCATACGCCCACGGTTAATGCCGTCTGAACGTACTTTGCGTTTCCTCGGTTTCATTGATTCGCCGTGCCTCGCCCAAAGTTTCCAACTGCCCGAATGTTCGTAACGCCAATTTGAGGATTTCGACAAACGCCGTTGTGTTCCCTCTTCGGCCCACATTAACACCGGCTTCTTAAAGCCTTTTCGGTTTTGGTGCATCGACTTTTCGCCTTTGCCCTTGCTGTTGGCTCTCCGGGCTTTCACGGTCAGCATAAAGCCGCCGCCCTTGCTGTAAATGTGGCTGCGTATGCCCTTATCCCAATCGGCTTGACTGCCCTTAACTTGCATACCGCTTGCGTGTAGGTGTCGCCGTGCTATTCCTAACGCTTTCTTCGCCTCGGCGCGATACGACCTTTTCAGGGCGTTACGCATTTGCCGGGGTGTCAGTTCCTTTGCAAGTTGCGTCCATTCCTCGCCGGTGTAGTCTTTGGGATTCATACGCTATGCGGTCTTATTCATTCACTCTAACACAAACCAAAGTCTTATACCCTCTATCCAAATTCGGCACGATGTTCGTAACGGTGTAGAGATTGCCGCCTAATTGCTGCACCCGCCAATTTTCTTGCACCGGGTGGGCATCCCTAATATTAAACTCTGCGCTGTAGTCCGGGAAATGTTCGCCAACTTCTTCGCTTCGGCTTCCACTTTGTTTCACTCGTTCCGCGTGTACGGTGCGGGTTTCGGCATAAGTGGTTTTTTCCTCTCCGAAATCGTTAGTTTCCTTTACCGGCTCTAACAGCATAAGTTTATATTTCATCCGTCCGGCTATCATTTCGCCAACTTTCTAAAAGGTTTAATCAGGGCTTGCAGTGAGTCCGGGACGCTGTGCATTTGCGTAGTGCTGTCGCTCTCGCGTTGGTTGTACCAATGTGCGCCAATCAGCAAAATAGCGTGTTTGAGTTCGTCGGGAAACTCCCCGCCGCCCATTTCCGTTAATTCGTCTTTGGTGCGATTGGTAGAACGGATAACGTGCTTTTCTGCGGTATCTAAAAGATGCTGCAAATACACATCATCATCGGCGAAATCATCAGCCTTAACGTGCTGCTTGAATAGTTCCAAACTCACTACATTTGCCATAATCTAAAACTCTGATATTGCGTTACACAATCGGGTTAGGCTGCTGCCTTAACGGTTACTGCACAAGTTGCGGTGTAGTTCTGCCCGCCTACGGTAATCGTTGCCGTGATGTTGGCAGTGCCAGCGGCGACGGCTGTAACCTTACCGTTTGCTACGGTGGCTTTGCCGGTTGCGCTACTTGCCCACGTTACCGCTGTGCCTACAGGGTAAGCAAGTGCGGTCAGGTCGATAGTATCGCCTACGGTCAGTTCAACGGCGGACTTATCGAGAGTAACGCCAATCTTAGAAAGGATGGCGAAAGCCTCTTGGCGCAACACGGAAATAGCGTAATCCACGTTAAGCACAAAATCGATAGCGTTCTGTCGGCTCTTGCTGTATGGGTCAACGATAAACACCATATCGCCAAACAAGCCCTGCGGTGCATACTTGAACGCGCCAACGTAAATCTGTCCGTCGGCTACTTCGTTAGTTGTGAATACAGGCACACCGCTAATCTTGCCGTTCTCGTCCACGATGGCAGAGTTTGCGCCGTTCCATTTCGGGGTAGCCTCTAACTCACCCTTCGTAACCTCGCTCATAACGTAGCAAAGTCCGTCGGGCTTTACGTTGTGCGCAAGAATGGCGGTCTTTGCGCTCACAATCTGTTTGAGGGTCGGGGTCTCGCCGTTATAAGTCTTGAGGTTGGCGGGCAGCATATTAGTTGCGAAAAATGGGCCTACAAGGTCAGTCGCGCCGTTTACCTTTGCCTGGCTGAACATAATTTTGTTCATCAGTTCGGCGATGGCTACCGGCATATATTCCGTTGCTACCAACTGCACCAAATCATCGGTTTCGTTGAGTGCTTCGCGGGTGATAGGCACGGCGATACCCAAACGCTCCGGCTTCGGGATAAGTTTGTTAATAGGTATCTTGCTGTCGCCCAACTCCGCGCCCTCGTCGTTAATCGTGGCGTGGAAAGCCTCAACTACGGGCCACTGGTGATTACCCTTTAAGCCTGTCAGTAGCGGGCTACCAATAGCCGAAAGAATAGTCTTGTTATAAAGCGGCTCTACAATGTCGTGAGTTGTCAGCCCCGACGGATTAGTACCGGCAAGCCCACCGGCGTAGGTAGATGCGTTGCCGCCGAAAGACGATGCAACGGCGCGGGAAATCTTCAATTCAAAGCGTTTGCCGCTGCTCAGGCACTCGCGGATTTGGCGGTTAGCCTCCTTGATGTCCTCGCGGCGCATAACCTCGATTGTCGGCGTGTTCGCCTTAATCTTCATTTCCAAAATGTCGAGTTCGCGGAAAAGCTGCTTACGCTCTCCCTCCTCTGCTTCGGTGAACGCCTCGCGCTCTTTGTCACTTTCGAGATTCTGCGCCATCTCGTTCAGGCGGCCTTTGATTGCGTCCACGCGCTCGTAGGCTTCACGAAAATTAAATTGTTCCTTTTTCATTTTGCAGAAACTTTTTAAGGATGAAACATATAATTAGTACCGCCTAAACGATGCGGCTTATTCTCTTTCTCACGTTGCGGATAGCCTCGCGTTTCTTAGCAAGGTCTATCGTCTTGGGGGCCTCTGCCTTTGGCTTATCAAAGACTACCCCCGCTTGCTCCACTTCCCGGCGCGTCACTTCGGTTTGCTCGTAAGCGGGCTTGGTAGTCAGTGTAAAGTCGTACACGTTATCAATTCGCTTAACGTGGCGCAACAGAATATCGTCGCCGTTGCTGTCCTTTTCGTCCAAACGCTCGTAACTAACTGCGTTCTCGCTGTCGGCTTCGTCCGTGCTGTAAATGAATGAACAACCGGCAATGTCGCCGCGCTGCACCAATTCCAAAGCCTTATCGCCGTCCACCGTCTTAGGCATTTCAGCCCAGAACTTCACGCCGATTTCGTCCACTTCGTAATGAAGTGTGCCAACGCCGTTATTGCTGCGCCCTAAAATCAATTGGCGGTCGTGGAACATCGTTAGCACGATGTCGCATTTATCCAGCGTTTCGCGCGTCAAACATCCCGGTTCTAACACTTCGTAATAGTTATCCCACCAATCGCACAAAAGACGGCTTCGCACACCGAATTTAAGCGCGTAGCCCTCAATAATGCGGCTTTCGCCGCCGTCGGCGGCTTCGCGGACTTGCAGATTAACCGCAAATCCCATCGTTCTTTTGTTAATCTTCTGCATTGTTATTATCGTTTTTGATTGCCCCGCCTGTCAGTTTCTCACTATTCAGGGGTGCAAGGTTTGTCGAAACTAATACGGTGTCGCCGCCCTCTACTTCGGGTTGGTTCTCTATGCGCCGCCAATCGTTAATCGTGTAGATGCCGCTTTCTATCGTCTTTTTCTGATAGTTCGCCATAGCCTCTAAATCCAAAGAATAGATGCCCTTACGGTCAAACTTGAAAATTCGTTTGCAGCAAAGCGACGGTGATATAAGTTTGCGTGTAAACTCGGCTTCAATGCGTTTCAGGATGGGGTCTAAAGTCATAGACAAAAACGCCACATTCGCCATTTCTGCCGATTTGTAGTTGTTGCTTGTATCGTCAAACACGAAAGATGGATGCACACCGAAAAAGCGGCAAATCTCCCTAACGGTAAACTTGCGGCTCTCCAAAAACTGCATATCGGTAGAACTTAACGAAATCTGCTTAAAGTCCACCTGTCCGGGCAAACTAACAATATGCTCACCGTTGGAAAAACGGCTATCTACATTCTCGGCGGTTTTCTCTAATTCTGCGTCCTGATACTCACCAAAGCCAATCGCGCTTTTGTCATTGCTGACGATACCGCGCACATTGCCGCCATTGACAAAGCGGTTTGCGGTTTCCTCGTCGCCCGCTGACGCTATGCTGATGGTGCGCCGTGCGTGGCTAATCACGCTTTCGCCGGTGCGCCCGTCTGACGAATGTAAGTATAAGTGTATAATCTCGTTCTCGTTGAATGTACCATAAACGCCGTTGTAGCCGTCCGTTATGGTGTAGCGGTTGTTAATCACGCTGTGCGCTACGCTGCCTTTACTGCACAAAACAAGGTCTGTGAGTTCGCCCATAACGTAGCGGGGATAGATGTAGGCGTTACCCTCTAAAAGCATCAACTTAACCGCCATGCTCCAAAAATCAAAAATGGATAGTTCGGGTTGGGGCTGTACAGATAGCAAATAATGAATGGGGGCGTTAGTGTCCTCTTGGTAGCGGTTGTTTTTCAGTTTCATATACTGCAAATGCAATCCGGCTACGCTATCACTCAAAAGCTGCGCACACCGATAGGCGGTGGCGATGCTTAACGCTTCATTGGAAGATGGGGCAAAGTAATAAAGCCCCGCACCTGTCCGGGGTGTGGTTCGTGCTGACGGTGTAGCCTTTGCCGGTGCTTCGCCCTCTGCTTCACGCTTGAAAAGCTTTACGAAACTTTGCCAAATATTCATATTTCATTCTGCATAAATTCGGTTGAAAAGTGCCGGGTGTATCACTACCGCCGACACAAAAAGTTAGCACTTCTTTCGAAATGGTGGGTATTAACCCGATATAAATTTACACCTCTTATTTCAAACGGGAAAATGCGCTTTGGTGCATCGTGGAGCACGTCGGCACATCACGGAATAATTTTGATTTTTTTAAGAATTTATTTTTATAGGGGCATAACGATTTAGGGCAAATCGGGTGTGATTTGTCCGAAAAGGGCGGGGCGCAACTCGCCGGCCGCGCTCCCGCCTTTGGCAAAACTTTAGTTATGGCTACAGCACCGTACTTCCCCAGGCTTTAAGTATCTCGCTACCGGGTATGACGGTCTTTTTGTCCGTGCGCCTTATTCGCACGTTGATATATCCCTGCTTCACGTACCGGGCTATCGTATGGCGGTCTACGCCCAAAGCCCTCGCCGCCTGTGCCTGACTATACAAGCCCTTGTAATCTACTTGTGGACGTGTGGTAATCATGCCGCGCCTCCTTTCTCCGTGTCGGTTATTACGGCTTCTTCCAATAACCAGTCTAACGGCTCAAAGGCGCGGGCGGTGCTTTGCAGGCTCAACGCCACGGCATCCGTAAGCGGCATTTCGGGCGGGTAGGTACTCAACAGATGGCGCAAATACTCGCGTGTTCCCTTAATGGCTCTCGTGAAAGTCTCAGCGTTGTACGGCATTACGCCGTCGCGGTCGCGCATTTCGATAACGGTTTCTTTTCTGCTCATACTTTTGCCCTCCTATAGTTTACGGTAGTTAGACGAATATAAGTTGCTTGCCACAACTCTTGCCATAATATCCTTTATTGCGTCCTCGGTGCTTTCGCACGACCTCCAAATATCGTTCACCTCCTTTTCCAAAACGGGGTACTCGTCTTTGATGCTGCCGATACTCTCGTATATGGCACGGTTACAAGCCAGACACCTAACAAGCATTTCGGTAAAGTCAGTTGGTGTTACGCCGCCGTCGTTCAAAAATTCCGACTTGAAAGCCGCTTTATTACTCTGCTGATTTGCCATTACTTGTTTCCTCCGTTCATTAAGTTAGACACTTGATTTACATCTACACCCATCATCACCGCCATTGCTGTAACGAAACGCTGCATCATGTCGGCGGGTGTCTGCGGCAAATTGGGTGCTGCCTGCTGTGGCTGCGCCTCCTGCTCCTTTGGCTTGGCTTTCGGTGTTGCGCCGTTGGGCTGTCCGGGGCGGTTCTTTCCCTTTGCCCTGTAGAACTCTGCCATTACGAGTTTAGCCACATCGTCGCCTATGCCGGCGGCATGTGTTGTCATTGTACGGAAACCCTCAATAGTGATATAATATACCACACCGTCGTTTCGGTCATAGCCCATGCCGTTGCCACGGTGTACGGTGCGTGTCTGCCGGATAAACAGCCGATTAGGGCGTAACGTATGCTTGAACATACGGCGGACACTGGCGCAAATGTTCTCATGCTTACGCCCTGTGAGCCTTGCAAGTGCCACGGACGAAACGACGCGCTGCTGCCCGAAACTCTCCACTATCGGGGCGGTCTGCTCCAGGCTCTCACGTACCATCGTCGGCATTTCTGCCATTGTGCGTGTAGGCTGCATCTGCTTTAGGCGTCTTTCTTCCTCCTGCTGACGGAGCAAGCGTTCTTCCATCACGTTGAAAGCGTTAATATAAGCCTCCTTGAACTTCGCGGCGGTCTTGCCCGTGAAACCCATCACAAGGAAAACAAAGCCGTCGCGGGTAATAAAGTAATAGGGGTCTTGGCGTTCACCCATTCCGTTAGGTAACTGCCTGATTTTGAACGACGGCACGAAATTGTGCCCTCGGAAATCGTCGCTGCAATCCAAATCGCGGATAGTCTGTAATACCCGCTTATGCTTTTTGTTGAAAATTTCCGCAACGCGCAAGGACGTTGTTACTACCCTGCTGTCCTTAATTTCGCATAAGGTGGCTACTTCAACGCACGGCTCAATCTTTGCCGTACCGCTGACCTGAATAACAGGATTTGTTAATACTTCGTTTACCATACGAGTTTAATTTTAGCATAAAAAATAACTGCACTACGTGTTGCTAAGGCTTAAACTCGCTTAATGCCTCCGGGGTGTTTCCACTACCCGACACGGTGCAGTTTGGGTTATTCTCTAAAGTAGCATTATGGCACAAAAAACGCCGACCAAAGTCAGCGGCATCGTACCGCGAGTTTTATTTTTAGCACCACAAAATTACGCATTTTACCCGAAACCACCAAATTTTTTCAAAAAAATATAAGTAAGTGAGTAATTTTTTGTAATTTTGTACCCAAAAAGTACAGAAAACAAAGTAAATACTATCTTTTTATGACGGGAAAGAAACAACAAAACGAAGAAATGACACCGATGGGGTGTGCTTTCACATTTGCCTTTATCGGCTGTATATTGTTGTTCTCTGGCATTAAAGTTTGGGGGCTGCTTGCTATTGTTGTCGGTGGCGCAATCGCTTGGTTATCTTATAAGACTGCGAAATATGAAAAATCGCAAGCCCGCAAAAACTATAATCCCGTCAAAGTTTCTGTATCGGTTGACGATAACGACGAATACGAATATAGCATTAAGGGCATCAATTATTGCGGCATAGACGATTCTATGCTGGGCGACTTTGAGGGAACGGCGAGGGCTTTGCGCTCAAATACCCATGACCCTTATGCAATCGGCATTTATCGCGGTAACAAGCGTGTCGGGTTCTTACCGCGTGGAAATAAAGAACTACACGCACGAATAATGGCAAATGGCGGCTCTGCGGGTGCAATGGGATATATCGCCAAAGCCGAAGAAGACGGACACACTTTCTATTATGGCAAAGTAAACATTATGGGAATATGAAGAAACTACTATATCTTTTCTTGGTGTTGGCTCTGTTTGGCTGCTCGTCTGACGATGACGAAACCAACGACTTATCAGGCTTTGAACAATACGAAGGCACTTGGGGGCCTGCGTCCTATACGCTCGATGGGGTGGTGTACGACTGCGACCCTAACAGCCCGGGCGTTACGAATATCGACCGCATCGTGTTCCTTAGATACGAGGGCAACGAAGTGATAATGCGCACGGAATACGCCGTTAGTGGCGGTTGGAAACACCGGCGTGATAAAATGCTGTATTGGGTAAACGGTGCTTTCCACGAAGTGAGGCTGAACGGCGATAAGACAGAAGCGGGCAACCTCTACACCGCCATCACGCTTTCCGGCGGCTATCTGTATGACACAGACCACCCCGGAATGAAGTTCGTAAAAGTGAAGTAAACAGAACATCCCGGCGGCGTTACTATCAGCTGCCCGCGTTGTGGTACATTCATCAGATATTACAGACTTTAGAACGCAAAGGCTACGTTTTTATGCGAAAAGATGGCGTTTGGAAAGCCATAAAAAGCAAAGCCCGAAAAGAACTAAATGAACGTGGGTACGAAATAGATTAGCGGCGGGTTAGGATGCCCGCCGCCTCTGTTATCGCTCGTAGGTGTAAAGCTGCCCCAAAGTCATAAGTACCGTTATCGTGCCGTCAATCTTTCGGAACTGCGAAATTTTCAGCGGCTTTTTATTCTCCAATCTATCTTCGTCTATCACGCAATTTGTAAGGCAATACACGTTAATAGGGTTGTTGTTTAGCACTATCCGGGGCGGCTCGTCGTATGCAAGCATTTCAAAGGATTCTACCGGCAAATTAAAACTGCCGTAAGTCTGGCTGTAAGGTATCAGCACGTTACGCGCTCCGACGGTCGCCAATATATTAACTAACTCTTGGCTCTTGTAAGCATCATAGCCGATACGGATAATATGCAGTTTCTTTGAGCGTGCTATAATATCGTCGGCAATCATTCTAACATCAATCTTTTTGCCCTTGCAAAACTTCAAATAGCCTTTTTCGTGCCAAACTCTATATAGTTGTTCGTTGGGGTGTCCTTTGAGTGCGCCAATAGGAAAGTAGTAATCTGTATGCGAGTAAAACCGTTTGCTTTCCGACGAATATAGGGTGTACGATACTGCGCTAAAGTCATCGTGTACGGATAAGTCAAACGCTACGGCACAATCGGGATGCCCAGTTACGCTATCTATATCAAAGTCGCCGCAAAGTTCTTTCGCCTTTTCAAAACAAAACCACGTTTTAACATCATTCACCGTAAAGATGTTTAGCAACTTGGTACGAAACGCCAGCATATCTTCAGCCGATAATAAAGCGTCTTGGTAAGCCATTTCGTAGTAGTCGGCTTGCACCGTTACGCCTAAATGGGGCTGCACTTTCGCCCACGTTACCGGGTCGCTTTCTTCATCGTCCACATCAGGCATAAACAAATCGGCAAACATCGTATCGTTTTCAAGTTCGCCGCGTAGTACCTTTTTCGCGCCCTCTATCTCGTTATAACACGGCCCGTCTATCACATCGCTTGCCGTTGTGATAATCACCGTTAGCGGCTCTTTGCGTGGCCCCATTGAGGTAGTAAGTACGCTTTTAAGGTCTGCGCCGTTCTTGTTGGCTGTGTTCCGGGCCTGTGCGTACTCGTCTAATATCGCCAACGATGCAAACAAACCATCTTTTGTTTTGGCATTGGCGGTTAAGCATTGTATCAGGCTGTCGCGCCCTCTGTCCTTAAACGTAACGGATTCGCGGTTAATCCTAAAGTGCTTTTGGCTGGGGTCTAAATCAAACATAATCGCCCTAACCTCGTTAAAGCACTTTTTCGCCTGGTCGTATGAGTTAGCACCTACATACGCTTCGGCGTTGTTGTCGCCAAACAACAAATCATCTACCGCCAAAAATGCCGCCCACGTTGTCTTACTGAACTTTCGCGGCACGAATATATACGCCGTGCGTATGAGCCTACGCCCATCGGGTCGGGCAAAGCCGAATATATGCGCCATCTGAAACACTTGCACCGGCGTTAGTTTGTAACGCTGCCGCCCTGTCGTGCCGCTAAACTTCAACCTCTCGTAAAGTTTGATTTTCCGCTTTACCCGCTTTGGCTTCCAATCCCACTTATCGAGCAACTGAAAAAAGCGGCGTATCTTCAATAACTCGTTTACGTTGTGCCTGTCCGGGTTGTCTATCACATTAAACACGTAATCCGCTATACGCTTATCGGTGTCAATGAGCGCGTAGCGGTATCGGGTGGCGTATGCTTCCCGGCTCTCTTGCAGTTCTGCCGCTGCCTCGGCTTTAATCTGTCTTTCCCTGCTTTTTTCTTCTTCTGTCATTGCCTTTTCTCTTTGGTGTCGTTATTCCTAATATCTGCATCATTGCTTCGTATTTGGCTTTGTCTAAACACTCGCGGCAATATGGGTACGCCGGTATATCTGGGTCGATGCACGGCCAAAATGCTACGGCGGTTTTCCCACACTCCACGCACTTGCAATCACTCGCTTTCATCTTCGCTAAACTCTTTCAGGAACTCGTTAAATGTATCGTTATCGGTCTTACGCTCCTTGGCATCGGTATTCATACCCAACGCCCTTAATGCCCTTTGGCTCTGCTGCACAAAGTCCAAATATAGTTTTTCCTTTGGGCTAATAGTCTTACGCTCGTTGCCCTCGCGTGAAATCTCCACGTTTACGGCTTCGTGTTCCTCTGCCAACACTTCTTCGGCTAATATCTCGGTGCGTACCAACAACTGCGCCGTTATCGTTACTTGCATCGAAAGTTCGGCGGTGTATTTGCCTTGCTGTTTCAATAACTTAACGATGTAGTCTTTTTTATTCTTAATGCGCTTTGTCATCGTTACTTTAGCGGCTTTGGCTTCCTCTGGTGCCGGTAAAGCGGGCAAAGATGTATCGGGCTGCGGGTCGGTATTTATAGCGACTAACGGCTGCTGTTTTTCCGTCCAACCGCGCTTTTTGCCTTTGGTCTTTAGGTAGAAAATCGTTGCCGTCGTGTCGTGGGCGTTTATCAACTCCATAAGTTTACTTTCCACGAAATCTACTTGCGCGTCCATCACTTCATCTACTGCATCGGCAAAATCTTTGTCAGACTCCCGCCAACGGTAATAAGTGCTGCGGTTAATGCCGGTGCTTTCACACGCCACACAGATAATGCCGCCCGATGCTTTCAGGTTGTTAATAAACATTTCTTTTCTATCTTCTTTCATATCTGCGCCTATTTTTCAAATGATTTAATGCCGTCGAAATACTCTTTGTAAAAATCGAATATCCCTTTGTCTATCGTTATGCTCCCTTGCTCCGTTCTCGGATTGGTGTTTATGTTCGCGCTGGTCTGTATGCCGAAATAGAAGTTATCGGCTATGTTGCAACCGGCGTAAATCTTGCTATGATTCTTAAATATCGCCGCCCGCCCTGATTCGGGATGTTCGGCGTAGAACTTCTTAACCATCGCCCATTCAATTTTGTAACTGCCTGGGAATATCTCGCCTAAATACATATCAAGTTGCTTAATGCGCCCTGCCTCGTACCATTGTTGCACTTGCAAAATATCCTCTGCCGCCATATACCACGTTGAAAGCAAAACAAAGTCTAAATCGTGCTGATTCAGTACGACTTTAAGATAGGTCAGGCTATCCACATCGCCCGCCGTTATGAAATTGTAGGTAACGCCGTTCTGCAACTGAACGTATCGCATTGCCTCTAACATCTTGACTTCGCTAAATGCGCGGCGGTACTCATACCGTTGCGATAGTTCGGTACATTCCTTTGTACGTCTGTGAGCCCGCTTCGCTCCGGCGGTTGTTTCGGCGGTGCTTTCTTCGTCCGGGTCTGCCATAGTGTCGGGGTCGCTGGGCTGCTGACTGCCGCCGATATTGCCAAAGCCAAAACCGGCAAAGCCCCCGAAACCGCCGCCAAAATTGAAATTTCGTTTATCTTTCATATAGCGTAATTTTATATACGTCGCTTTTGTTGTCTGTCAAGGTGGGGGCTTGTTTTCGGGCAAATCCCCCACGCCCTAAAAAATCGTTTCGCGTGTGAAGAAAGGTTTGGGCGAGGTTTAACCGCCCGCCGCCCCATTTCAAAAACACCCGCCCACCTCTCACGTTAAAAATTTTTTAACAAAATTTTGCAAATGTTCTTTCGCCCTGCGTTTGGCGTGTACCTTACCACTTCGCCCTAACTCCGTGTGGGTCTTAACGTGGCAATCGTGGCACAACGCTTGTAGGTTGTGTACGTCGTACATTAGCGTTTCTTTCTCTCGCGCTGTCAATCCATCTTCAACCGGCTTAACGTGGTGTACCTCTTGGCTGGGTGTAATTCTGCCCTCTGCCTTGCACCGCTCACATATTGGGTTAGATGTCAGTTTGGCACGGCGTAGCCGTAGCCATTTATCGGTATGTATCATTCTGTTATAATCTTTGTCCTTTGCCATATCCTTTGCTATTATTCGGTTACTACTTCCATTATTGCGCTATGTTTCCGTATTAGGTAGTTGAGGCTATCCAATAGGCTTTGCTGTACTCCTTTCTTGTTATCCAACGCGGCTTCGGCTCTTTCATCTACCGTGTTCGCACAAACTAACTTATAGACTTGCACCGGGTATTGTTGCCCTTGCCTATGCAGTCGTGCGTTAGCCTGTTGGTATAACTCCAGATTCCAACCTGTGCCGTACCAAACTATGTAATGCCCGCCTTGCTGCATATTCAAGCCAAACGCCGTACTTGCCGGGTGTGCCAATAGTACATCAATCTTACCGGCGTTCCATTCCTTTAGTTGGCTTTCGTCGGTATAGACTTTCACCGTATAGCCTTTGAGTTTCTTAACGATACGGTCTATATCGTGTTTGAACTGATAGAATACCAAAACGCTATTACCGTTTGCCGCCTCTATAATCTCGGCTAATCGGTCTAACTTTTCATCGTGTATATGATGCACGTTTTTATCTTCGTCGTATATTGCACCGTTGGCGAATTGGCTTAACTTATTCATCAATCCCGCCGCGCTGTTGGCTAATACGTTTGCAGATTCTCCGGCGTGTTCGTCGGCAAACTCCAAAACCTTTTCTTTCTCAAACTTCGTGTAAGCTGCCATCATTGCCGGTGATAACTGAACTTTAACCGTGTGCGTCAGTAAGTCGGGTAATTGCAGATAGTCTTTGGCTTGCATCGACAAACATATATCGGAAATCTTTTGGCGTATAATATCGTCGCAACCTTTCTTCACATCACAACGCACTACTATATTATTCCACTTGTGCGTTTCAAAATAAGTTTCGCGGTACTTCGTTACGCTCTTTCCCAATCTGTCGCCCATATCTATACAATACATTTGCGCCCATAAGTCTATAAGTCCATTTGGCGCGGGTGTTCCTGTCAGTCCAATAACGCGCTTAACCGTTGGCGTTGCTATTCTCATAGCCTTAAAACGGTTGCTTTTTGAACTCTTAAAACTCGTCAATTCGTCAATTACCAACACATCAAACGGCAAATTGCCGCCGTAAAGTCCAACAAGCCAAACAAAACTATTCCTGCCGATAACGTACACATCGGCGTTAGATGCCAACGCTAATTTACGCTGTTTCTCTGTTCCCATCACCTTAACCACTCGTAAGGCTTTCAGGTGTTCCCATTTCTCGGCTTCTGTAGTCCACGTTGTTTCGGCTACTTTCTTAGGGGCTACAACCAAAGTACGGCTAACCTCTGCATCGTCCATTAGTTGCTGTATAGCGGTCAGGGTGCTAACCGTCTTACCTAATCCCATATCAAGGAAAAGCCCACAACGCGGATTATCTAAAATCCACTTCATCGCCGTTTGCTGATATTCGTAAGGTCTGTATATCATATCGTCTTTGTCTTTGCTATTTCTTCGTTAATACTATCTATCAGGCAATCCACTTCGTGTTTGTTGCTGATAACACAAACAAGATGCCCGATTTTCTCTAACTCGCTGTGGCGTATCTGCTGTAATTTCGTCGGCTTTTTGCCTTTGCTTTTCAACTCTACCCATACCACAAAGCCGTTGGGTATGCAAACCAATCTATCGGGATAGCCGGTAACATTGGCGTTAGCATACTTCAAACAAAGCAAACCATTTTCTTTCGCCCTTTTGTTCAAATATGCTTCTATGGCTTTTTCCGATACCTCGGAATGTCTAACTATGTTTTCTACGTTCTTTTTCATTGCTCTTTTGTTGCTGTGAAACCGTAAACCGAATTACTCTAACATATTGGTATAATATAGTTACGGCTCGCACGTGTACGCGCGTTATTGCTCTTATTGTTGTTTAATTCTATTATTACCAACTCTTTTATATATTCTTGGTTTACTTGGTTTACCTTTGTTAGAATACCTTTATTTATAGGCTTTTCGCGGTAAACTGAACGGTAAACTAAAAGGTAAACCGAAAATTTGGGTTTACCGCCTTTAACATTTTTTGGTAAACCGAACTTCAAAGGTAAACCAAAATTCGGTTTACCGATTCCGGGGTTAAATATCGTCGTTTTCTTCATCTTCAAATTTTCTTCTAAATGATTTCTGTATGCCGTAAATAGATGCCGCGTGTTTAGATGTTCCCATACGTTCCCAACCGTCCACATCGTCCATTAGTTTGCACACCTTACGCGCCAAATACTTATATTCCTTATCTCCCATATCACGCCCCAAACGCTCACAAATGAACTCGGCGGCGCATACTCTTTCGCGTATCTCCGTGCCTGTTGCATCGAGCGGGTCGGGGTCTGTTATGTAAGCACGTCGGCGTTTCAAATCCCACGTTTGCCACTCTCCGGGTAACTTCATATCCAGATAGCCCCTTAACATATCTTTCAGCGGGTCGTCGCTATCGTCGTTGTACTCGGCTTGCCTCTGTCGTGCCTCTGTTTCAAGGTCGGTGGGCAAATATAGCGTTTCGCCCTGCTTCCAATACTCTACCGCCTCGGCCCAAAGTTGGTCGCGGTCGGCTATCAGGTCGGCTTTGAAATCGGTATGCTTTCGTAGGCTGCTATCTACTGCCATCACCCAAAAGCGGCGGTTTCCTGTGTCGCCTTTCAAGAAATACGTTTCGTTGGTAGTTCCGCAAAATACGCATTGGCGCGGGTGCTTCTCTACCACCGTACCGTAAGCCGGCCGGTATGTATCATCTTGGCGGCTTATGTAGGCTTTCACTTGCTCCACATCGCTACGTTTGATGCTGCCCAATTCGGGCAACTCAATTACCCAACCGCCCCGCGCTTGCTCCATACCGCTTTTGCCCTCCATCGTAACAAGGCTATCGTTAAACCAATCGCCGCCCATCACACTAAATAGGGTGCTTTTTCCGATGCCCTCCGCTCCGGCGATAATCAGGCAATAATCATACTTGCAACCGGGATTCATCACGCGGGCAACTGCCGCCGTGAAATGCTTTCGTGTCATAGCACGGTTAAGCGGTGTATCTTTCGCGCCTATGTAGTCGATAATCAGTGTTTCAAGCCTGGGCGTACCATCCCACGTTAGACTATTCAGATAGTCGCGGATAGGGTGTACCCTGTGGCGGGTTAAAACCGCGTCTTTAGCATCTTTGATTTTGTCTTTACCGGTAACGCCGTAATTTTCTTCAAGGTAGATACGCAAATTAGCATCGTCGCGGTTTCCCCATTGTGTCGCTTTCTTATCCCACGGCAAACCTTTCGTAACCAAATCAAAACCGCTAAATAGGTCGTGCCAAAGATGCCCCGCCAAAAGTGGGTCATTTTCCAAAATGCAAATGATGTTCTTTGCCGTTGATTTAATCGCGCCTTTTCTGTCATACTCCAAATTAGCCATCCAATCGGTGTTAGATACTGCGCTATCTTCATCGTCGGGCAAATCCACATCGGCAAAATCATTTTCCGCGTCGGCTCTGCGTTCCTTTGTAAGTAACACGCGCACGGTCTTATCGGCGGCGGCGAAATCCTGCATTTTCAGATACGACGGCAACCGTGTAATATCCGTTACCCTCGTACCCTCATCGTGTACGCCGAATTTATGAATACGGCACAAATCGAAAGCATTGCAAAGCTGCCTACTTGCCGGGTCTGTTTCGTGGTGGCTGTATGCAAATTTACCCTCATAGCAAACCAAACCGCCCGCTACGCTTCCTAATTTGTAGGTATATCGCCCATCTGTCGCCGTTTTCTCGTAGGTGTCAGTCAGGAACTTATCTATAACATCTTCTATCGTGTACGCACGGCAAAACGCACCTATAAGTCCGGGCTTTTCCAACGGGTCGCCCGCTTTCCTTATTTCGTGGGCTATAACGTCGCCCTCTCTGCTTGATACGGGCCACTCTGATACATCTTGGGGGTTTACATAAGTACCCAAAATTTCATCTACATTGCAAGCGGGGCCGTCCTGTACCTCAAAGATATATTCACCGTCGCGGCTTGTGCTGGGCCAATAGAAAAGCCGGGGTAACTGGTATGTCGTTATGTCGAATAGGTCTATACCAATCGCCGCCGCTATCTTTCTGCAAAGTGGCTCATACTCGGCGGGCTTTACGTTTCTGCTTAATGGGAAAACAAGCCGGTAACGCGGTTTGTCTGCCGTGTGCTTGTGGGTGCTGTATAGCATCGCGGCAAAGTCAAACTGCAACGTGAAATCATCCCACACGTTAGCCGTTCCGTAGTCAATATCGAGCGTTGCCACACTTCGCCACATCACGTTAGCGGTTTTTCTGGTGCCGCCTGAAAGATACCCCCCAACGAAACCGCCAACATCTTTAATGTCGCTTTGTTCCTCGCGGGTCATTTTCAAATACTCTTTCACGCTTTCGCCTGTCCGTTTCGTTTCTTGGCATCGGGCTACTAATTCGCTCCACTTCCATTTTTTATTTTTCCACTTTTTAGATAGGCGGCTGTGGGCTGTCGCTATATCCAAAGTGAAATCGTTTACCAACTTCATACGCCCTTACATTTATTGAGTACATCGGTAAAATGCTGTATGTGCTGCGGCTCTGTGCTGATTGTTACCAATCTTTCGCCTTTTGCCACTTTTTGCACTCTCGCTTCAAACGGTGTTTCTTCTGATTCCAAAACATCGTATAGGCGTTTTATGCTGTCGGCTTTCAAAACCGCCGTTGTTGCATCTCTGTATTTTTTTTCTTTTGCCATACGCTTACTTTTTTAATTCATCAGGTAAAAACGAAAATATGTGTTTGATAACCTCAACCGTCCAACCATTACCCAACATCTTGTATTGCTGTGTTTCTGATACGTTCCACTTATACCACGTTGGGATAGTTTGTAAGTGGGCGCACTCTGTCGGCGTTAATCGCCTTATCCGTATCGCGGCGGTTGCATCCCCCCCCACTAATACGTTAATAGTTCTACCGCCGTGTCCGTCCATCAACGCCGGGGCCTGTCCGTCGGCATCGTACACCCTGTTTTGCTGATAGGGTTGTGTGCCGCCGCTTTCCCGGCTTGGGTTAAGTTGTCTTACACTATCTTCTTTCATTGTCACTACTAAATTATTTTGCTCCCACGCATTAGCGGATAGGGTAGGCGATTTGTCGGTATGTAAACCGCCCTTATTCGCTCCGCGCGGTCGCTGTAATATCAAATTATCTTTCGCAACGGTCGTTAGGCAATTCGTCTTACCTACTTCCGGGGCTGGCTTTAATTTCTGCGGCTCACCTCGGTAGGCTCTACCGCGTTGTGCTACGCAAATCAAATCCATATCACTTTGATAACTCTTGGTAGATAGGCAATTTGCTTTGTCTTGGTTTGTCGAAACATCGCCTTTATAGTTTATTTTCAGATACTCTTTCACATCTTCAACTATTAGTGTAGTTCCGTTCGCCCACGCTCCTTTGTACGATGTCGCTAATAGGGCGTTGGCTTTTTCGTTCCTACGTTTTATGTTCTTTTCAAGGTGGGCGACCCCCCCCCTGTTATTCTTTATCTTCATTCGCTTCTGCAATATATGGGCGTGTACCGAAACCGCCGTAACCTTTATAATAGGTCGCTTCCAAACACGGCACTTTGCCATTATCTACAATCCTAACACTACCGCCATCGTATGTACCTAATTTAACTACCGTTCTACTACCACTAAATCGTACATACTTTTGCCGCCTACTTGTAGCGCGTTCATTTTCTCCCCCCCCGCCGTGGCTTAATGCCGAAACCGTTACCGGCTTCTTTGTTCCGCTCTCTGTGGGCTAATAGATTCTGCACTACTTCATCTTTGAGGTAATAGCGTTCCGGCACTTCATCTTCTAAAATGTCTTTTAGCAAAATACCTCTGTCTTTCGGCTGCGGTATTGCGCTGTCAGGCGGTGCAAACATCGTGCTTTGAAAAGTCTTTATATTCGTCCAATAGATGCGCTTTCTAACTTGTGCTGATACTAACGCCGAATTGATGTGTACGCCTCTAACGCCTATTGCCTGGTTAATCACTTCCTCCCATTGCTTACCCATTTCCACGTTTTCAAGCAAAAAGAAAACATCGGGGTTTTGCTCTCTGACTTGGTGTAAGATTCTGATATACTCCCAAAATAGGTAACTTTGTCCCTCAAACTCAAAGCCGCCCTGTTTCAACTCCAGATAGCGGGATAGGGTAACAACCTTTTCGTTTGTGGTTGTACTCATACCCGCACGTTTACCGGCGAAACTGAATGATTGGCACGGACTACCGCCTATTAGTAAGTCGATATGCCCCAAACTTCGTGCGTCTATATCTCGCACATCGCCTAATTGCACCGTATCGGGAAAATTAAGCATCGTGTTTTGTATCGCGTACTTATCTACTTCGCTTGCGTAGTATTTTTCAATCGTTACGCCCATATCGCGTAAAGCGATTTGCCCGCAGCTCATACCGTCGAATAAACTTAATACAATCATAAGCCGTTAATTTCTTCGTCACTAAATAATTTGTACTGCTTTTTGTTTTCGGCATACCATTGTTTGATACCCTTTTTGCTTAACCACCATCTAAACACCTCGGCATCGGTTAAATCGGCGTAGCAATTCATATAGCCATTTTCGCGGCTGCAAGGTGGCGAAATTATTTGCCGTTCTCCTGTTAGCCGGTTAATCGCTGTAACACAATATCGTTTCATAGTCAGGGCCTCCAAATTTTGTAATACCGCCAATCTATGCAGCCGTGCGCACACTCGCATACTAAACACCCCGATATTGCGCAAGTTCCATAGCCGGGTTTATCGCCATCGGCTGTGTATGCTATGCAAGTGCGGCACAATGCTACTTTCATTTTACGATATTGTTATGTTGGTTACTGACTTGCTCCCCCCCCCTGCGGGTTAGTGAACTCTGGGAATAACTCTAACTGCACATATTGGCGGCTTTTCTTGCTGTCGTTATTCATCTTCTTTGCCCTCAATCTTTTTGCACAAATCCTTTGCGCGGTTAATAATGTACGGTCTTGTGTCGCCGTCTGAAATGTCGCAACTCTCACTACATAGCGTTACCCAAAACCACGCTACTTTGATCTCTATCCTTACGACAAAGTACGCCGGCAAATCGTCTGTGGGGCCGTAATTGGTTTCAAAGTCGTTAGGTAGTGCAACGTGTTGTAAATCCTGCACCTCTTCCACGATACGCACACGGCGGCTATATCTGTTTATTATCTTCATCGCTAAAATTGCTTTAAGAGTTTTTTAATTTGTTTCGTTTCTACGCTAACATCGAAAGTTAGGCTAAATCCGTTGCTTGAATACTGCGGCGTTTGTGGCGGCTCGTATGGCTCGGCGGTGTAGTCGTACCTTACTTTATTGCCGCCCGCCGGATAAATCCTAATATCGGTAATCTTCATCCAAAATTGGCTGCCGTCTTTATGGGTCGCACACATAATGCGCCCTATCATAGTCGGCTTTTCCTTTTTGAACTTCTTTTTAACCTTTCGCCATTTCATATTTACTTTGTATATGCCCGGCTTTCGCCGGGCTAAAGTTTAATAACTAAAGATTAAGAACTAACTAATAAATGCTGACACGGCCCTAACTCGCCTCGTGTACGATGCCTTAGTGCTGTTGTTGGCGTTGCCGTTGCTGAGGTTCAGATACCAGGCATAGGTCGCGCTGCACTCGGTAGAAGTCCAATACCAATAACCATCAATCGTTTTGCCGCCTACATAATCTAAAGCGGCGTTAATGGCTTTGCGATTAAGGAATACAAAGTACAATTCGCCCAAACTTGGAATGTACCAACCATCAGGCAAAGCGATATTCTGATTAAGCCCGATTTTCTTTAGATGCTCCGTGTTGGCTTTGCCGTTCCAATCGGCTACGGCATCTAAATAGTTGTTAATGTAACCGGCGTAATCGCCTTTGTCTTTGTTGGCGGTCAGTGTAATATCTTCGCCGTCGGCTTGGTCGTTAAGTGCTACCACAATGGATTTGCTGCCCCACTTAACACCAATACCGATGCAAGCGGCGCAATCGTCGGCGTTGTTGTCGCCGGTAAACAGAACGTGCCTACCGCCGCCCAATACCAAATAAATGCCGTCCGGCTCTTGGTCGGCTACTACTGCGCCCGCCTGTGGCTGTGGCGTTGTTTCACCCTCTGCCAAAAACTCATAAGCCTTACGGCAAAAATCTACGGTTTCGGGCTTCTCGATGTTTGCAAACTTATCCAAAAGTTGCAATTTCACTTCTTGTTTTTCTGTCATAACTTTACTTTTTTAGATGTTATTAAATAGTGCTTAAAAGTTCCAAAGCCATATAGCCGATTTCACGCCTAACACTAATAAATCGACTACTACGATAAGTGCTATTATCGTTCCGATGCAGCCTAAACTACACCCGGTTAATTCTTTTCTGTCTTGTTCGTCCATATACATATATTTGAATTGTTAAAATTTTACTAAATTCTCGTTTTAGGGCGTTTCTTTTCGTCAGGTGTGTAGTTGCTCACCAAACTACTTTTATTGCGCCCTGTGGCGTTTTCTGCTTGTCTTACGTTTGCTTTACGATGTCTTTTAGTGCCGTCGTTGCAAACTTGCTTTCGTCGGCTTGGATAAACTGCACCGTGCTTGCAATGAATTGTAGCGTTATCGGGTCGGCGGTTTCGCCTATCAGGATTTCACCGCCTTTGCCAATAAAGTATATCTGTGCCTTTGCTATATCTTTCGTTGTCATACGCTCTAATCTTTTAGGTAGTACGGTGTCGTGTAACCTGCACCTTTCAGGGGCAAATCTCTACACCATTCAATCGGTTTACTAAATAAAGCCTCAACATCTGCCAAAGATTGGTCGGGGGTTGCTTCTACTACTATTTCATCGTGAATATGAAAAACTATATCTAAACCGGCTTTCTTGGCGCGTAATATCACGATACCTAATATGTCGCGGGCAACGGCTTGTACTATATTCTCGGTCAGTTTACCGCCGTAAGTTCTTACCTTTCCCCACTTTTTTGTAGTCTGGTTCAATCCCTCATATTCTATTATTTCGTGGTCACCTCTCCAACCGTCGTTATACTCTGTGCCAACTTCGGCGCGTGGGTAACAGATAGTGCGCCCTGATGGTAGGGTAATTAGCAACATACCCCAACGCTTACTAACTACGATGCCACGATGTACGGTTACGCTCTCGCCGGTTTTTAACGCTGTCATAGCGGCTTTTTCGATTATAGCCCACATTTTAACGATACGTGGGTTACTATCGCGCCAACGTTTTACAATTTCCTTTTCTTCATTCTCTGTAAGCCCTAATTTACTGCCTCCCATCGCCTCCAAAGCGGGTACGCCACCGCCATAGCCCAAAGCCAAAGTTGCAATCTTACCTTTAGGGCGTAGTTCTGCGTTTTGTCCGTGTTTCTCTACGGGTACGCCAAACATCTTTGAGGCGTTAGCACAATATATGTCGCCGCCTTTCCTGAATACTTCCAACACCCAATCTTCACCGGCTAACCACGCAATTACGCGGGCTTCAATAGCCGAAAAGTCGCAAACGTGGAATGTCTTGCCCGGTGCTGCAATAAACGCCGTGCGTATTAACTCGCTTAAAACTTGGGTAACATTGGCGTAGTTTAGTTCAAATTCTTCTAAATCGCCCTGCTTTACCAACTCGCGGGCGTAGTCTAAACTTTCCAAATGGTTTTGTGGCAAATTCTGAACTTGTACCAATCTGCCCGCCCAACGCCCGGTACGCGCCGCGCCGCAAAACTGCAAAAGTCCGTGTATGCGTCCATCGGCGCAAACGCAATTTTGCATAGCGTTATATTTCTTGTTTGAGGTCTTACCCATTTCGCGGCGTAAGGCTAAAACTTTCTGTGCTTTGGGCCAGTATTTTAGTTGGCTTTCCAAATCGTCTAAATTCTTCTTATTCAGGCTTTGGATAGTGAAACCTGTTGTACGGCTCAAATACTCTTTTATCTGTGTGGGGCTGTTTGGGTTTTCCATCCCCGTAAGCTGCTGTGCCTCGGCTAATAATTGTGCCTTATATTCATCGTCGAAACGTGCGGCGGCATCTACCAAAACACGGTCTATCATAACGCCCCGGTCGTTAATTTCTTGGTCGGCTGTATATAGTTCTTCGTCGAATGTCGGTGCGGTCAGGCGGCGAACTTTGGCTAATATCTGCTGCTCTACCTCAACATCGCGTATATTGTACTTTTTGAAAGTTTCCCAACGGTCGGGCGCGTCACTTGGTAGGTGTCTGCCGTTCTTGCCTGGTATGCTGAAATAGCGTATTAAGGTCTTACCCTCTTGCATCTTTCCCGCTTCAAACTTCAACACTTCGCCGCATTGCCCTAACGAAAGCGGCAAACCCATTCGGGCGGCTCGTACCATTGTGCAACGCCATTGGGCGGGGTCTAACGGCTCGGCAAATCCATAATACTTACTTATGCAGATTCTTTCAAAAGCGGCGTTAAATGCCGTTTTTGTAATTGTGGGGTCTGTGAGGGCTGCAAAGATTTCATCGGGCAAAGTTTCACCCTGCGCCATATCTACGCATTGCACATCGCCGCCATCTACACTATACGCAAAAAGCAATATAGTAAAGTCTGGCGCCTCAACGTACTTGTAAACTCCACAATTCACAAGGTCGTTACTGCTATAAGTTTCTATGTCTATGCCTATTTCTCGCATTTTCCTTGCTGTTTCGGGGTTATTTTCTTTGTTCTTTGCTTTTTGGGGATTCGGGGCTTAATCTCTCCGGCTTTTCGCGCTTCGTCAATTTTCCGGGTAAACACTTCCTGCATTGATAGTAGTGTTATTTCGCTAATAAGCTGCCTTTCGGCTGAACTCAAACGCGATTCCCGCTTTTCTATCTTCTGAAACTCGGCATAAAGCGTTTTGGGGTCTAAAAGCCCTTTATCTTCCAAACTCTCAAAGGTGGTACGCTTTAGCCGTTGCCCTTTTTCCAATTTATCGGCGGCTTCCTTACGCTTTTTTTTGAACTGCTCAATAGTTACGCCTATCTGGGCTTCTATCGCTTCGGGTGCTACGTCGATTGCTATTTGGTCTAATTTCTTATCTGCCATAGTGCTTAATACTTGATATTGTGTGCGTCTAATACTTTCTTGTTATACCAAAAATGGGGCGTGTCGTTACCGTAATCGTCGCGGTCTATGTAGCCGTTAAAAATTACTTCGTCTTTGTAGATAACTTCAATGTCTGCACCGTCGCTATTTACTAAATCCATAACGATGTTTACCGCTTTCGTAAAAGCCCGTTGTGTCAGGCGTTTAATAATGTAGGTGCTAACGTGTCGGTGGCGAAAATCGCTAACGCTGCCTTTCCGTATTTGGTAAATTTTGGCGGCGGCTACTACCAATAACGCCAACGATACTACGATGCTGATTATAATGTATATGCCCATTGTTCTTTCTCCTTTACTGCGCCCGCCGCCACATCTTCACCATCGGCGGCGGGCGCGCGTCTTTTAACTTTATCGTATGAACAGAAAAGATTTAGTTACTACAAATCTTCATCATCTTCGTTGTCTAATTCAACATCGCCAAAGTCGGCTTCGGCTGATACTCTGCCGCCTAAACGGTCATCGTCTTTAAACTTCAAGATGTTGTTAAGCCCGCAAGCCACGCCGCGATTACCGCTTACATCGTAGCCATAGAACGTAACCGAAACGATAGCCCAAACGCCGCTATACACTTCTTCTTCGTCCACGATAGGCACTTTGTTTCTGTCCACAATGCCGGGGCGTGTGTTGCTCTTGGCATTAACGAAAAAGTGGTCTTGGTAAACATCATCTTCTTTTTCGTCGCCATCACGCAACGGCATATCAAGTTTTTTAGGCTCTTTGCCGCCCCATTTGGCTACTACTGCGGCTTTCTTGGCGGCTTCGATAGCCTCCTGCAAAGCCTTAATCGTTTCTTTCTCGGTTTTCGGGATAAGTACATTTGTCATGTACTTACCATCTTCTGCGTTTCCGTCCGGGTTGTACTTTGCGAAAACGTGGGTGTAGGATAGGCGGCACGGGCCAAACACTACCTTACCATCTTTTACAATCGGTTTAATCATGATTGAAATGAATTAAAATTGTTAATACTAAAAATTGATTTCCTTAAAATCGTCGGCGGCTGCATTGAAAGCCGGGCGTTTGTCGCTGTCAGGTGCTAACGTTGGTTTGCCCTGTGGTTTGTCTATGTAGTCTTTGCACAACTCGGCAAACCGTTTCTTTCCAATTAACTTTTCAAGGTCTGTTATAGTCCTTAATTCGGTCGGCTTGGTGTACGATTCAGCGGCAAAGCCATTATCTGCCAAAAGCTGCATCACGGCTTCGGGGTCGGTAATCTTTCTTACGCTACGCCCTACCACAATCTTATAACCGGCATACTGAACGCCGCTTAAAGCCTGTTGCAACGCATATTCTTCGATACCGGCTAACCACGTTTTAATAGTGGCTATTTGTGGCAATACGATACTTTCCATATCTTCTTTGCTCACTAAAAGCGGGTCTGCGTGTTCTGTTGCTGTCTTAATGCAAGTCGCCGCCAAAGCCTTGCAACTGCACTTCACCTTACAGAACTGGCACCACTCACCGGGCAACTGCTTACCTTTTCCGCTATACGCTTCGTTGGCTTTCGGCTGTAAGTCATTAACCGCCCACGCATGTAAACCCTCGGCGGTAATCTCAAACTCCGAAAGGTTGTCGATACGCGGTTGTACGATAGTCATACGCACACGGCTAATGTTATATTCAAAACTGAAAGCCTCGTAAGCACCCAAAGCATAGATTTTCATTTGGGGGTTTTCGTGTGCCGATACCTTTACGCCCTTGCCGTACTTAAAATCTATAATCTCCAAACACCCATCGGCAATAATTACCGCGTCGGCTGTACCGAAACCGTCCGGGATATATTTAGTAAAATCCAATCGAACTTCTACCAATAATTGAGCGTCGGGGGTCTTTGAGCGGGCGGCGTTGAACTTCTCCAACACGATAACTTTGTATGTGTCCGTGTACTCGTCCATTTCGCCGGTGTGGTACTTTTCGGATAACTGCGCTATCTCGGCATCTTCGCCATCGGTAGGCATACCCAAAAACTCTTTAAGGTGCTTGGCACAAAAAGCGTGTGCCAAAGTGCCTTCTTCTGCGTATGCGCTTCCCTTATCCTCTACTTTTTCTTCAAGGCGTGGGGCGGCGGTGCAATTCATCCACCTATGGGCCGCGCTGGGGCTTAATATTGCGTGTAGTCCGGGCATAATCAATAGGGGCAAGGGGTTACTATTTCGCCGTCCTGCAATACCAATTCGTCGCACTGCTTAATGAACGATTCGCGTTTGTCGGCGGGCAAAGTGCTTGGTTTGTCGCTGCCCAATAGGGCGGCAATGTTCTTGAACTGCGCCGTTAGTTGCTTGTGGTACTTCTTATAACCGTCGCTGTCGGTGTTGTTCTTGTAGTCCTCGCCCTCGATACGTTGGCGGGTACGGTGCATCGCTTCCCTAATATCCTGTTCGGTCAGTTCTTTAGGCCCTACCGATGCCGTCGGTGCTTCGGCTTCGGGTGCTGCCTCGGCGGTGTCGGCTGCACTCTCGGCGGTTGCCTCTGGTGCCGCTTCTGCCTCGGCGGTTACGCCGGACGCGGGTTTTGCTTTGCCTTTGCCGCGCTTGCCCTGTGTCGGGGCTGCGCTCTCTCCGGGTTGCTCACTTGTCGCCGGTGCTATTTCAGTCGGCGGCGTTCTCTGCAAGATAGACGTAACTAATTGTACGACTTCGGACGTTACTCCGATATTCACTTGCACGTTAATACTAAAGTCTGTTTTCATAACTAATAGTGCTAAAATTAAACTTCCGTTTTCTTTGCATACACCACGTTATCGTTTTCCTCTCTCAATTCTAAAGTTTTGATAGGGTAACACTTCGTAGATGTAATTTCGTTGCTTAATTCGCCGGTTTGGGCGTTATAATACTTTTTGTCGGCGTTGATAACATCGGTAACAACCATCTTTCTTTCATAGTTGTTTGATTTCAACGTGTCGCCTACATTGATTTCGCTTTCTGTGCGAAAACAATACTTTTGCATCTTTCGGCTATTGATTCGCTCAATAGTCAAAGTGTCGTTTGTGAATACTACTAAAATCGTTTTCATTGCTTATAGTGCTTTTTAGTTAATACCTCATTTCACGATATAGGGCGCGTATATCGTGGACTAATACGCCCATCAGAAAGCCACAAAGGGCAATTTCTATAATAGTTCCAATAATCGGCATAGTCGTAATTATTTAATTGAGTACATACCATTCCAACACTTGATAATCTCCGCGCCGGTTGTAACCTTTGCCTTACCCGCTTTACGGATTTTGAACTTTATAAGGCCGTCGGCTTCGTACCGCGCGACGGTGTGCCGGTCTATGTGTAGGGCTTCGGCGGCTTGCTTTTGGTTATACAATCCGTCCGGGTTTACTATCGGCTTGTCAATTATCATATAGCGTTTTTGGTTATTGTCAGTTTATTACTTGTGTAGTCAGTCGAAACACTGAACTTGCACCCTAAAAGATTCTGCATTTGATAGGCAACGCTTTTACCGTTGTCGCAAGCCTGGGCGTTAGGCAAATCAAATGTTCGGGTTTCACCCATTTGCATATTACGCAAATCTTCGCGTGTTACTTTTTCCATATTGTTTTTAATCGTCTGTAAATTCAACATCTTCTATTAAGTGGTTTAACGTAAATAGCGATTCCGATATATCAAGCATCAGATATTCGCCTTTGTCTGCGGCGGCTAATTCGCCCATCATATCGGTTAGTTATGCACCGGCGAACTTTTATTAAGCTGCTTACTAACCCCCCCCCGCTGAAAGGTGTAATCTTTCAGGCTGATTTTGTCTTTGGTATTCTCTGCCATAATGCTACTTGGTTTTATGTTAATACTCTAATTCTTGTTAGCGTGGGAAAAACACTACTTGCATCGCGCCCGCTCCCATTTTGAAACGTGGAACATCGCCGTTAAACTTCATCGCCTTTTTCGCAAAGTGTTCGGCGCGTAGTTCTCCCACGATGCTACAAAAGCGGGTAAAGCCAACTAAACGGCTTTTGCCGTCTTTCGGTTGTAGCCTAATCAAAAATTCGCGGTTTATCGTGGCGCGTAAACTTTCAATGTTTTGCACCTGATACCGTCCGTTTTTAGTGCTCTTTTCTGCCATAATGCTACTTTTCTGTTAAAATTACTTATTTACTTACTTATATCTTTGGCGGAAAAGAAAAACTGCCGTATCTTTGCAGTTGGTTAAACTTTAGTTGGGCTTTAGATGTCCGACAGCCTTTCTTTTGTCCGCGCTTGATAAGTTACTTACTTATATCGAGTGCAAAGATAAAACTTTAGTTTCGTTCTACCAAACTTTAGTTGGCAAAATTAAGGATTTTTAAGAAATAAATGAAACTATGGTAGGATTTGAAGCAAAAATTAAAGAATTGTGTAAACGTAGCGGCACAACTCAAAAACAACTTTACGGGGCTATCGGCGTAACAGATGCCGGTATGCGAAAGATGTATGCGCGTAATTCGTGTGAAGTGGCTTTGCTTGAAAAGATAGCGGAATACTTTAATGTTTCCGTTACTGATTTCTTCGGTGTTGAAACGCCAACACTTTCCGATGTTCGTAATAGCATCATAGCGGGGTCAGGAACAATTAACGACGGTGCAACAATTAACCGCCTTATTGCTCTGCTTGAAGAAAAGGACAAACAAATAGCGCGTTTACTTAAAATCATCGAAAGCAAATGA